CTAACAGCCTGCAACCACGCAGGGTAGCCGTGTAATGTGCTTTTATATGGTAGGGGTGCAGGGGAACGATCCCTGTTTTACGGATTAAAAGTCCGTTACTTCACCTTAAAGTTTCACCCCCTAATGGGCTTTGTTTTTGTGCTCGACGCAGAGCCTTGTTGCTCTTACGATGCGAACCTGCTTTGCGGAACAGTGCAAGACGAACGAAGCAGTTACGTTCGCGCACGATCGATTTACGTTTCATACAGTTTCCTTTTATAAAATGGTGGAGGATAACGGATTCGAACCGTTTGCTCCTGGTTGCAAACCAGGTGTGTTAGCCAAGTATACCAATCCCCCAATATGCTCTGCATCCCCCGGCGGTAATTATAGAGTATCAACATAGATTAATCCGGAATCTAACTCAACTAAGGTTAGCGATTCTATGCATCACACACTCCTTCCACCCGCTTCCCGACAGGGACCGTTATCGCATTGCTAGCGGCCTTTTGGTAAGAAGACTACCACCCTTGAGTAACGAACTCACTTCTCTCGTACGGGTCATACTAGCCAGGCGTTACCCCGACGGGTTCTTCTCTCAAATAAGCATAAGCATAGTATTCTTTCATACCTTGACGAGAATCTTTACAACCTAGATTCTATCATAGGAGCAATAAAATCAGCAATCTGAATATGAGCTTTTTCTGTAGGATGATGTGATATTGGATTTAACAATCCAATATCAACTAAAAACGCTACTCTATTGGAGTCTACAACCCAATTTGAATAATGATAGTTGTTATCAACATTTTTCATGTTATTTCTCAAACACAATTGTGACATTAAATCTCTATCAGGTATATCAATCATATTGTCGATGGGTTGATGATACAGATGATGATTAAATGTATCAACCCATATATTTTTGACCCCCATTGACTTATAAAAAACATTCCAAAAATTCATCTCAACTTCTAATTGTTGTACTTCGTGATTATGATCATATGAATGTTTAACCATAAACTCGCTAAATTTATTTGGCATATTATATTTGCAATGTAACACAGACATTGTGTCTAAATCAAAAAATACATTTCGAGCAGTTGATGTGATTGCATGCAATACAATAATTTTATCATATGTTTCTTGATCACATTTGAAATCAATTTTACTAAAATATCTTTTAGCATAATTAAATTGAGCTTGATTACTGCTTCCACCATGTGCAAAATTTTTGTTATCTAATGCAAAATTTTTAGACAAAACACCACGAAATGATTTTGTCCCACAAATGTCTGAATTCCATGCAATAGAATTATACACAGCAGTGGATTGCTCAATTTGATATCCTACACCAACTCCATAGGTCCAACTGCACCCAAACGTGATAAGCAAATTTTTATTCATGTTTTTGTAGTACCATTCTTAATGTTCCCTCGGCCATGTTAGATCCAATATGAGTATCATCAAGTTCAAAACACAAAATCTCATCTCTAAAAATTTCAATTTGATCACGTATGTATGTTGATGCAGTATTTTTTATTTCTGTAGTCTCTGCACCTATCATATGACACACATTCATCATGATAAAAATTTTACCACCTGGTTTGGTCATTTGTAAGACTTGATTGATCCTGTTAGAAAATTGCGACAATGGAATAAAATGCAAAGCATTCATACTCATGATATTTTCAAATTTTTCTGTATTTTCCTTGACAAACGCATCATCTACAAACCCAACCTGGTCAGCATAAAAATTTAATGATTTTGAATCAATGCCGATTATGTTTGGAATATATTTTTTATATATGTTCCACCCACATCCAATATCATAAATTTTAGAGCTTGATGCTAATTGTAAAATATAGTAAAAAGGAACCATTGAAAATATTCTTTTGCCACGATATTCGCGCGGCGTCATTCCCATAAAGCCCAAAGTTGGTATATTAGTTTCCCAAGTCAACAAATCAAAATCTTGTTTTACGTTACGTGCCAAATCAGTTGATTCAAAGCTTTTTCGAAAATTTTCTAAGTTATATGCGTTTAAATTGTTCATACATTATATATGATAGATATGGTGGAGATGATAGGGATCGAACCTATTGTGACCGAAGTCGGAAGATTTACAGTCTCCTGCCATACCATTACGGCGGCATCTCCATGTCTGGTACTCGATAGCGGAGTCGAACCGCTCTTGCCTGGATGAAAACCAGATGTCCTAACCGATAGACGAATCGAGCAAAAAGAGGAGAGCCACGGTTGCAGGACCTAGTGTCTCGTTGCCGAGAGAAGTGTCCAGGCGATGTGGCTCTCAAAACTTGGCGGTCTGTGGGGGAATCGAACCCCCGTAAGTGGATAGACAATCCACAGTAATAACCTCTATACGAACAGACCAAAATCTACTATTTTAAAACATACTAAAGGAACCATTGTGCATCTATGTCTACCTATAGGACCGTCTCCTATAGACCTGCACGGTCATTACTGCCTACATGCTCCGCCGCTTTTCTGGACATTTCTGCCCGGTTTCATGGACCTAGCTTGAGCGTGGGCGGCCCCACAGTCCTCGCCTTAGATCCCTAACGGTGTAGGTAACCTTTAATACGTTTTAAAATAGCAACCCTTACGGGTTACCAAAAACAACAACTTTTTAAAGAACGTCTAGTTAATTTCCTAACTAGTCTCTAGTATAACACAATGGCTATATCTAGTCAATTTGTTTTGCAAAGTCCCTACACTGTGTAGGGTTATTTGCAGATCCAGCTAATTTCTTAACTTGTTTCTATTGTAGCAAAATGGCGTTTAATTGTCAACTTAGTACTTTAGTATACCCTACGCACTGTAGGGTTATTATTGGCGTACCTCCAAGGACTCGAACCTTGACTGACGGTTTTGGAGACCGCGGTGCTGCCATTACACCAGAGATACATTAAATTGGTAGCCTGTCAAGGTAACGATCCTTGGTCGCTCGATTATCAGTCGAGTGCTCTACCTTTGAGCTAACGGGCTATGATTGGCGGGTCCTGCAGGAATCGAACCCACACCGCTTGGTTCGAAGCCAAGCATGATATCCATTTCACCAAGGACCCTTAACTGGCGGTGCGACTCGGATTCGAACCGAGAACCCGGATTACGCCGAGCGACAGATTAGCAATCTGCTCTAATACCATTATAGGACCACACCGTTGTTTGGCGGAAGACGGAGGAGTCGAACCCCATCCCTGTTAAGAGAACCTGGTTTTCAAGGCCAGTCGCAGGACCGGTCCCGCTGCATCATCTTCCTAAAATGTGTTAAAGATTTTTAAAAACTTTTTTTATAATTGCACTGCGATCCAGTTTGGAACTGGCACCCAGCACAATGACTGCGTACTGTTGTTTGTTGTGTTCTACCAGCATGGCCACACACCATCCAGCAAGATTAGTAAATCCAGTCTTGCTCACGTCCACACGGGTAAACTCTGCCAACAGTGGACGGGATGTGTGAACCAGGTTCACAGAGCTGCCGCCTATTTTGTCAAGTTTTTTCAACAGCACAGTTGACTGCCCACTGGCTTCTTGTATAAACCAATAGTTGGCAGCAATCTGTACCATTTCTATTAGATCCCGTGCAGTGGACACATTGAACACACCCAGGCCTGACGGATCTACAAATTTAGTATTTCGAAGATTCCACATCCGGGCATGTCGATTCATTTCAGCTACAAAGGCAGATCGGCCTCCGGGGTAGTTCTGTGCAATGGTTTCGGCTGCTCCGTTGTCACTGCTGACCAGCATGGCCAGCAACAACTGTTCTCTGGTGTACCTGCCGGGCGGCAATCGACTGCCGGTGTTTTTTCTCAGCACCAACTGCTGTTGAAGATCTCTGTTGTGATCCAATGCAACCATGGCAGTCATCAACTTGGTCACACTGGCCATTGATCTGATTTGATCACTATTTTGACTCAGTTCCGTGCGCTGTGCATTGATGTTGTAGACCAACACTGTGGGCTCACGTGCGTGGGCCGTTGCATTGGATAAAACTGTACAAAAAAGTACTGCGGCAAATAATTTCATATCTTTATTTTGTAAAATTGGAACACAGGACAGGACTCAAACCTGCATGATACGGATTTGCAATCCGTTGCGTAATCATTCCGCCACCTGTGCATATACGTCGAACACACTGTTTCCAATGTGTGTATTAAAGCACTCTAAAATACTTAGGCTGCCTGTTCTTAAAGAATGCTTTAATACGAACTAATTTTTCCTCCCACACAAGGGATTCCATCCTAGTCGCCGCCCGTTCGTGCTTGTTTATAGTGTAGCACAGGACCTCGTTTCCTGTCAACACTTTAGGATCTATGTCCAAAGTTGATTCTTGACTCGCATGCGAGTTTCGAGTTCCAACCTAGCACGTTCCAACTTTTCCCGAATCAACTTTTCACGTTGTTCCGGTGTCAGTGTGTGCTCTGTTGTGTACTTTACTTCACGCATTCGTTGTTTTAAATCTAATTTCTTCATTTTTCCTTTTCTAAAAACAAAAAACCCTAGGGTTTTTAATCCTAGGGTCCTTGGAGTTTGTGTGTAAACTTTTATTTACGACATGGTCTCCTGGACCCTGGTACCCTCTGGTGTGCGATCATATGACATGCTATTGATTGCCGACCAAATAGAGGGCGCGAAGCCGGCCTGTTTGGCTAAACAATTTGATATAGAATGTAATACGTTTGTTTGCATTTTTGTTTCTTTAAATTTATATACACCTTTTTATTGGCGCATGTGTGTATTGTATAGGTTTATTTATACAAGGTCAACCACTTGGTTGTTCAAAATGCAAATTTTTTTCAAGATATTTGCCTTAATAAGTACACTATGCAACAAGCATTCAACGGAGTACACAGCGGCGAGATTTGGAATCAAAGCCAATGTCTAGTACACGAATACAACATCAATAACACAATATATCAAACACTACGCGATACCGGGTTTAGTGTAACTGACAATCCACGGATATGGAAAAAATCAAACCAAACAGTGATCGTTTGCCTGGTTGACGATATACGAAGTTGTAGTACAGACTATCACAGTGACTTGCCCTACTTGTTTGATGCCAATACCACAGTCATAACCGACAACTATATCACTTGTCCCACGCAGTACCATGTGATAAGATTGCCCGCTAGTTTCTTGGGAATCTATCACTATGTGCCCAGCAACCAAACATGGCAGCCAGAACGAGATTTTTCTTTTGCAGTAAATCGAATTGACCAACGCAGATTTATGCTGATGTTGGAAATCGGACTCAGAGTACATTTGCACAAAGGCCATGTAAATTTCAACTGTTATCGTCCAGGAAATTCCGTAGTGTCAGACCCTGCTCTTATTTCCACAACCCGGGCATTAGAACATTGGAATAACCATTGGAACCAGACCAGCAACGAAGACAAATCAAAATATCAAAAAAGTTATGAATTGCTAACAGCACAAATGCCTGTGCGCAATTATGAAATAGAACATGATGAAATTTTTAATCGGTCATATGTTAACATTGTGGCCGAAACCTACAGCAGTGACAACAACATATCACTGAGTGAAAAAATATTCAGAGCATTGGTAACACCTGCTCCGTGGACCGTATCGTCGGGTCGATACACAGTGGCCTATTTAACTAGCTTGGGATTTGATACTGTGTCAGATCTAATAGACCACAACCATTACGATAGACTAATAGAAGTGCAAGAGAAGCAACGCATATTTGTATGGAAAAGCCTTGAAACTATTAAATCATTGAAGTCTCAAGATCTAACTCTGCTACAAGACAGATGTCAACGTGCTGCCACACACAATCAAACTGTATTGGCCGCAATGGCTGCTCGGTGGCCCAATGATTTTGCTCAGTGGATCAGCATACTTACACAAACGCTAACCAATCCACAGGCGATCGAACCCATTCAGTGTCAAATTTAAAATTCTTAACTTGACCGTCAAGATAATTTTGCATCATTGTCAATCTAAGATCAATGTTATGTAGATGATGTGTAGTGCTGTGATCGCCAATTTCCAGCCAATCAAGTCCATGGTCGGCACCAGGCTGGGAAGGTGTAACTAATATTGTTGTATGGTTAGTATCAAACTTGATCAATCTTATCAAGTCTTGATCGTTGTTAATTTGCTGCCAAGTGTTGTATTGTACAGCGTTCGATGCTGTGCATGTTATAACAACACTGACTGTGGATATTTTGGGATTTAGTTGCAGTGTCATCAGTCGTGTGTCGCCACAATCAACTATGTACTGTTCATGTTGTTGGTGTATCAACAAGGGCTTTCGTATGGGCTCTTTGTGTAAATTTTGATAAAAATAGTTGACCCGCAGTAATTTTGCAATTTCGTTTTGCAGTCCTGCTGGCCAAGACAACAAATCAGTGCCATACAAATCTAATGCTTGATTTACCACAGAACAAGATCCTTCGAGTGTCTGTACCGGAGTTAGTTGTGCAATGGGAAATGCTGGATGGTAAAACATGCAGTATGTTGACCCAAGTGCTGTTTTTATTATATCTGTCATATTGGTATTTACTTGTAAATATAAACAATGATTGAAATACACGGTCCTACTTACACCTACTCTGGCGAGATTCTGTCCAGCCCCGAAATTATTTTGGTTCGTGACCACCACTATAATCCCGACGAACATTGTTATCATGTGGAAAAATTATTGGAAAACAGTTCATGTGATCCGCAACAGCATCTGTTGGTATTTGATCACGTCAATATGCAAGAAGGATTAACCCAATATCCGCATGTTTGTTTACCTATGTTTTTGGCCCGAGAAAATAAAGAATTTATACATCAAGACATACAACCAGATTGGAGTTGTAAAACAACTACATTCAACTTTATGATCAACAAACCCAGACCCAACAGACGTCGATTGTTGGCATTAATCGAACAACATAAATTAACCAATTATTGTCATTCTCTTGCGTGGAAAACAAATGACATTAATACCATACCTGTAACCAACTATGTCTTTGGCCCCGAAGTTGCAATGGATCAAGGAGTTCGTAACGGTTCATTTAAAAATGCACACACCTATAATAAATTGTTGCAGAAAACAGTGTTTGAGCCTGCTTGTGTTTCTTTGATAACTGAACCTGCGTATTATGAAAAAGAAACTATAGTAACAGAAAAGACGTTGATGGCATTGTATGCAGGAACTATTCCAATTTGGGTTGGCGGTTGGCGCATAGCAGATTATATGGCCAGCATGGGATTTGATGTGTTTAATGACATTGTTGATCATAGTTACCAAAGCGAACCAGATCCTGAACTGCGATGCAACTATGCTGTAGAACGCAATCTTGAACTGTTGACAAATTTTGATCTAGCTTTTGTCAGCATTGAGTTAACACGCCTACAGCACAATTATGATCTGTTACAACAAAATGTTTTTTTAAAAGATGTGCTAGAAAAAACTCAACGATCAGAGTTACAGTCAATAGTTGCGCAGGAACTTTTCTAGATCACCATACAGTTGTGACATGACTGCTTCGCGACTACCAAACATATAAACACTGGTTGGTATGCGTTTGTCAATTCTAATATAATACGGACTTTGCAGTTTGCGATCAAGAGTTAACACAATGCGTCGATTGCCCGGGGTTGGTTTGATCTCTAGTTCATAATGTGCTAAATCTAACACACGACTGAACACATAAAATCCATGTTCGGTAAGACGCAGGCCACCGGTCTTACGAATGTTTGCCCACCAAGTCTTGACAGCAACTTCAACGGGCTCGGCAAATTCTTCTGGCAGATTGGCCACCAGTGCTTGGGTTAATTTTAGTTTATCACGCACCACTGGGCTGAACTGTGTCGCCCTGGGTCAACAATACCACAGTGAACTTGTCGGTCTTGAACTGTGCGTTTAGTTTCTTTGAAAGATTGTGTGCATGGCCGGGATTGGAGAAACTGACTTTCTTGTACTTGGGCCCAGGGTGTTGCACCAACATGTTGCTGGTTTTGAGATTAATAGGAGAGTTGTTGTAGAACACAGCCCACACCCCTGCTGACGATAAAACCTGTTCAGTTTTGTACGTGGTTTTATTTGTCAGTTCTAGAATAACTTTGGGTTTTGGTCTTGACATTCATTAAACTCCTACATTTATTTATGACAAATATAGGGACTTTTTAAAATGCTCCACCCTTCATTTCCACTGTAATTTCGCTTTCTTGTGCGGCATTTACAGCAGATTCTCTTGCGGCCTGTAGTGCGATCAACAGCCTTGTGAGGTCAGCATGGAGATCCTTGGCATCTTTGATGGGCATGGTAAAGTCTCTGGCACCACGTGCTTCAAATCCTTGAAGACGTTCGATAAATCGTTGAATGTGTATCATCTTGTCAAGTATCCTTTTAAGTCTGGCGGAGTCCATCCCTGAGGCTTGAGCACTTTGCCATCTTCGCGTTTACGCACCCGGCCTGTTTCGCGATCAACCTTGGCAAAGTTGGTTGCCATAACTTCTTTCCATGCACCTTCGCCATCAAAGCCTGCTGAATGAATGGCTCCAATTGTAACAACCAAGATGTCAATCAGTGCATCCAGTTGTTCAGTCAAGTCGTTGGCTTCGACGGCTTCTCGAAGTTCTCGATGCTCTTCGTCTATTAGATTCAAATACATCTTATATTGTGAAATAGAGTAGGCATCGACCTTTTGGTCACAGGCCTTCATGAACTTTTCTTGATCTCGGAATGGATTTGTCATAGTGTCACTTGTTCTTTGTTCTTAAATGGGCCTTGGTAAGGATAGCGTTGTAGTGCAATCAGTTTGGGATCCTGAATGATCTTCCAATTTCGTCCACGCTTGATAGAATACCATCCTGCGGCAAACCAACTTTTGCTTTTGGCAGTCTTGGTGTAGATTGGCAAGTGATGCACCACGTCCCACACAGGATTATAACAACGACCTGCTACCGGATATCCGTGTACAGAGGTATTGTCAGGTTTGGATGTTGTTTGTTCTTTGGCAAATACAATGTTTGATTCTTTGGCCGCAAGTTTGATTGTTTTAAATTGCTTGACTTGATTGTTGATACGAACTTGATATCCGCCATTCCATGCTTCGATGTTGCCAACTTTGCGATCATCTTCTTGTAAGATCCAAAACTGTTTGTCTGCTACGACTTTAGCTACTAACATTTAAAACTCCTTTATATGTTTCATTCAACCAACGGCCAAACCCTTCGGCGTTTTCACTACATCGTACTAGATCATACTTGCCGCAAAATTGCATAAACCTTACGCCCACCTGTCCGATATCCTTGTGCGAGATCTGTTCAATGATAGCAAGATCCACTGTGTCTTTTACTGCCTGTGGTTGATGTGTAAGATCAATCAACTGACGATTGCGTTCATAGTCATCCAACACACGATGTTCTTCACCGTTATGGTCTGTCCATCTTTGCAACATCATGTTGTTCCAGTTGTAGCCTTTGGTTGTACGGTCTGCAAATGCTTCTTGTAGACCCACCTTGTTCTTGGTGCCTTTTGTTCGCACACCAGGAAATGCAGAGAACACATTGTCGCTGGTATCGCCACGCATACATTTTTCGAACAACAACCATGCAGGATCAGGAATCTGTTTGGGTTCCTTGGTCTTCTTATCAACTACAGGTCTACCTTTGGCATCATAAATGCCTTCTGTGGTGATAAGTTCGTCTGTGATACCATTGTATTGTTTTACGTTTGCGGCCAGCAACTGCACAAAATCTGTGTCGCTACTGATCACAATGTGTTCGTCTTGGGGATGTAGGGTAATCCAACGGGCAATAATGTCATCGCCCTCTGCAGTGGGACATCGAATCACACTGCAATTGGTTCTTTCTGACAAGTATTTAGTCAAATTATCATACGTTTCCCAGAACATTTTATCTTCTTCTGCTTCTGTTTCTGTAAGAGCGGCACGGGCTACAGCACGGTTTGCTTTGTAGGGTTTGTAGTGATCTTTGCGCCAGCTACGTCCCTCCAGTGCAAAAACAACATGGTCTGCTTCAAAACGTTTAACAACCTTGTTAGCACTCATCAGCGTTGTGTGCAGTGCTACCCCAACTTTTTCCCATGGATCTGACGCACGAAATGCAGTGTGCCTTGCACGAAAAAACATATTAGCTGTGTCAATTAACACATAACGCATAGAGAACCTTAGACTTTGTTGTGGGTATTGATATATTGTAACATAAAACGATTCCAAAAGCTATGGCCATCCTTGCCAAAATGCCATGAATTGGGTGCAACTGTTTCTATTCCTGCGGCTCTGATTCGAGCATTATATGTGCCTTCTGAGTTATACGGGTCAATGTAACTGTTGCCCCATTTTTTTGGTTTCTTAATACTACTAAAATCATTATTACCATTGAAGAAGATATGATTAACACCCAGTTTGTTTAGTTCGGTATGTAACTTCCAAATTTCATCGTGTGCTTGTTGAGTTTTTTGTTTCCAATCTACACTGACTACAAACTCTTTGTAGCGTTGTTTATGCTTGTCGGGAACATCATCCTGGCCACTGGCACCAATTTGGTAATATACTCCGTCAATCAACCATTCTTCTCGTTCCCAGGTGCTCCACTGTATTACCATCAGCACTTCTTCAACATGATGTATTTTTTTTAACCAATCTCTGGTTGTGCGTAAAATTCTAGTGTTACTGCTGGCACTTTCAGCATCACAGTGAAAACTGGCTCGTAGTGCATCGCTTAACCGCCTGCCCCAACTCACTGCTAAATTTTCTGGATGCGGAGCACGACCCATGTAAAACAACTGTCCATCGTCCATGGCAAATGCATGCGGATTAACTGCTTCGGCAGCCGCAGTGTGGCTATCACCGTTTACATAAAGAATCATACAATGTTGTGTTTTGTAATATGGTCATGCATGACATTTGCCCATTGAGTGTGAGCCGCACTTTCGTAGTGTTGCCATCCTGGAGTTATTTCTTTATAACCTTGGCGCTGGCACCATTCAGTGTAGATTAATTCTTTAGAGTAAGGTGTTAAAAATGCATTGTTCCAGTCAAGTTGGTTTACTTCACTTGGCAAAATAAACTCATCAAACGCATTGAAAAACAAATGCGGAATTTTTTTGTACTCTAACAACTTGTGTATGTTAAAAATTTTATTGTGCCAATAAGCACCTTGTACCAACCGCCAGTAACCATCAGGTTGCACATTTTCAACATAATGTTTGTATCGATCTTTATATTCCTCAGGAACAGGAATACCTACTCCAATTTGGTTTATTTCCCAAAATCGTCCCTTGCCCCACTCGTCAACTAAAAACCATTGTACGCGATTAAACTGTGTCCATCCAACCACTACTAGATCAGGTTTTGGACTGCTGGGATTGTTTAAAAAATCCAGTGTTTGTTCGTAAATTAAATCATTACTTGCACCCGGGGTTGCATCGTTGATAAATTTTGTTTTGTATTGCCCGTTGAATCTTTCGGCTAACTTAGGTGCCATTCCGTGAGTAGACTCCGGCAACTCTGTACCTGCTACGTTACTATCACCGTTGAAATATATCAGCATTATGACACTTCGGATCGGCCATCCCCTATGTCGCGACTTTTCACCACACGATTGGGATTGTTTGCCATTTCTTGTTCCCATGTTTCCATCACAACATGACGACAAACATTCTGGAACCAACGATCAACAATGTCTGAATCTTTGTCGTCGGGTTTGCCTTGATATCCAGCACGAATCAAATTGGCAACAAACTTGTCGTTCCAGTCCAGTTCAAATGCACCTTGATGCATGTTCTCGGGATCCACTTGCATGCTGAGAATTGCCACATAGGGCTCGCCTTTTTCTGTGGCAATTTCTTTTTCAGTTTTTACTGGTACCTTGGGCTTGGGATCAGCCTTGGGTTTAGGTTCAGGTTTCTTTTTAAATCTATCAAAAAATCCCATATAGTTTCCTTAGAATAAATCCACAGTTTCCCAAGGCAAATAGTTTTTGCCAAAGTGTCCGTAGTTGGTTGTGCTACTGTAGATAGGACGGAAGAGATCAAATCGTTCAATAATGCCTAGAGGTGTTAGATCAACGTTGTCTTGCACCCACTTGGTCAATTCACGACTTTGTGGTTTGTGGTCTGTTTCGACGTAAAAGCTCATGGGCTGTGCCATGCCAATAGCATAACTGATCTGTACAGTTGCCCAATCTGCTCGACCACTGGCCACAATGTTCTTGGCAATCCAACGTGTCAAGTAGGCAGCACTTCGATCAACCTTAGTGGGATCTTTTCCTGAGAAAGCCCCGCCACCATGAGGACTATACCCGCCGTATGTATCCACAATAATCTTGCGACCAGTAAGCCCAGTGTCACCATCAGGACCACCAACGACAAATCTACCAGTGGGGTTAATATAAAATTCGGTTTGATTATCAACATAATTTTTAGGAAGAATATTACGGATAATTGATTCTACTTTGTTGCGGAGTAACGCTGTTTCAATATCATCGCTATGTTGCGTAGAACAAACAACTTTAGCAACACGTTTGGGTGTGCCAGCATCATTGTACTCAAATGTCACTTGGCTCTTGGCATCTGGGCCTAGCCATTCAATGCCCAGTTCCTTGCGTTGTCGTGCAAGTTCTTCCACAATACGATGGCTCCAATAAATGGCACTGGGCATGTGTGTATCGGTTTCGTTACAAGCATATCCAAACATCAGTCCTTGATCGCCTGCACCGAATGTATCTGTGCCCAGTGCAATGTCTGCACTTTGACCATGTAACAAATTGGTGATCTCAACAGTGCGCCAATCAAACCCAGACTGTTCATACCCAACGTCTTTGATAACTCTGCGTACTGCTGATTCAACTTCTTCGGCATGTAAGATGCCTTTGTATTCGCCAGCAACCACAACACGATTGGTAGTCACTAGTGTTTCACAAGCACAGCGTAGTGCAGGATTTTCCTTGGACATTACCAAGTCCAGAACAGCATCGCTAATAGCATCTGCAATTTTATCCGGATGTCCTTCGGATACACTTTCACTTGTAAATAGATAACTCATTAATTTCCTTTTATTTTCCCCATCCGTTACCCCACAGATCAACGTGCAATCTTGGAGTATAGTAGTATCCACGCACAAGTGCCCAGTCTGCAACATTCACACGGTTCTCTGCATATGGAGCAACAACACCACCTTGTGGCATAACATATACCACGCCTTCAAATCCTGCGGCACGATAAGCGGCCACAGCACGATCTACTTCTTCAAAGTGTACTTCGCTGTCAATCACAAACTTAAGATACACAGTACCAAAGTTTTGATAGTCTGCCACAATCTCGGGTTTAATTGCCTCTGCCCATGCTTCTCCGCTGGCACTGAGTTTGGGACTTACAGAGAATGTAAGTTCATTGTGTCCTGCCAGCCATGTGTTAAGATATTCTCTAAACTTGGGCTGTAACTTTTGAGTACCATTGGTCTCAAATGTAACATTCTTAATGCCACGCATATCGTCATGATCAAACAAGTCTTGATATGTACGTTGCCATCCCAGCAATGGCTCACCGCCTGTGATCACAAGATGTGTGTCATTGCCTGTGCGATTGGTCCAACGACGGTCAGGAATCAAGTCTAGCATTTTGTTTACTAGTTCATCAATCTCATATGTAGGGCTAAGTTCTTTGAAGTCTGGATGCCAACTTGCATAACTGTCGCAACCGGTGTTCACAAGCGGCAGTTCTTCAAATGTTTTATACAAGTGTACACTCTTGGCAACTTCATCTGCTTCTGTGCTTTTCTCCCCAGGCCGGCACCCGAAACCTGCACAGGTAAAGTTACAGCCAAATGTGCGTAAAAACACACTGGGTACACCAATAAAGCGACCTTCGCCTTGTGCCGAATAGAATAGTTCTGATACTTTTAATTTCATATGCTATTATATACTAATCAGTTAAGACTTGTCAACTAAATTTTTAATAATTCGTTTGACACCTTGCTCGAATGACATTGGTTTATAATCGGACATGACCGATCTCAGTTTGTCAATGTTGGGTCTACGTGTTGCAGTACTGCCGGCCTTGCCAGGAGAGGAAGTCCACTCAGGGTCAGTGTGACCCAGTTCTTCGGCAATGACTTTTACTGCATCCCGAATGGTAATTTCTCTATCATTGCCTATGTTGAACAATTCACGTGTTTGTGTTTTGGCGCAGAATATGCTGGCTCGAACAGCATCTTCTACATGACAAAAACTGCGTGTTTCTTCCGGGCCAACAACTTCAAATATACCATTTTGAATCTTGGCAATTTGATCTGCCAAGAAATGACCAGCCTTGCTGTTGTCACCATACACATTAAAGTACCGTATCATTACATAGGGCAACGGTGAGTTGGTCAAGTAGTTTTCTGCACAGATCTTGGGCAAACGATAACTCCATCTAGCATTGTGAATATTGTTGATCGTGATATCTGTATGCTCAGCCACAGGACTAACCGGATCGTCACTTACTACTTCACTGGAACTAGCGTACACTAGTTTTTTTAACTGTTTATTCATGCCGGCAAATTCAAATACATTGAAGTCGCCGACCATGTTGTTCCATAACACTTGGTTGGGACGCTCGTAAAAGTTCTTGGTTCCGTTGATTGCACCATAGTGATAGATGTAATCAAAGTCCACAGGCAAGTCTGCGTAGGCCACATCGCCTGCAGTCAAGTCCACATCGATAAACTTGTCACAGGGCGGTATGGTTGAGCTACGACTATGGTTGTCCATGGCCCATACTACATTTTTTTTATCGTGTTTGAGTTGGCGGCAGATTTCTGTGCCCAACAAGCCGCTGGCACCGGTTACTAATATTTTCATTTGATAAATTTCTCGTTGTCGTCAATTACACTTTGAATCAGTTTGAAGTCAAGACCCAGTTTCTTGATCAAGTTATTCCACGCACTGGTGTCTTTGGGCAAGCAATGGCCTCCGTAACCACGTGTGTTTTTATTGGCCATCAAGTATGCAGGATTGATACAGTCACGTTGCGTGATGGCATTGTACACATTCATGTAGTTGGCGTCTAGTTTTTGACAAACTTCATAAGTGACGTTGGCAAAGGTCACCTGCATGGCATGGTGTACGTTGTTAAAATACTTGACAATTTCTGCTTCTGTAGGTTTAACGCAGGCCACATGCTTGGGATAGAAACCGTGAATCTTTTTAATCAACTCAAAGTCTTCTTCACGATAGCTGCCAATGATCAACAGATCATGATTGTGAATAAAGTCTGCCAGTGCAGTCTTGGCACGTAGGAACTCTGGCACACTACAGATTTTCATACGTGGATACTCTGCACTGAGCCGTTCGCTTGTGCCCGGTACCACTGTGCTTTTAACTGCAATCAATCCTCGGTAGTTTAGTCCATCAAGGTCTTTGATTACATTTTCTACAATGCTGGTGTCACAGTCTCCGTTCGGTGCTTGATTGGTTGGCACACTGACAAAAACACAATCAGCGTCTATAACGTCCATGATAGATGATCCTTCGTATGCAGGATCAAAGAAGCACATGTTATGGCCCAGATACTCTAGTCCTTCGTACACTGCTTTGCCAACAGTACCTTTTCCAATTACACCCACGTTCATTTGTCATCTCCTGGAATGATTGAATCTACTCTGTACGTGTCAGTTTCGTAGTCTTCTCCGCCACGTGGACCTTCGGCAAAGGCAATAAATGTACAGCCATCCACTGTGGTTTTCATGGCATGAATCTCATTGGGTGGGCTGATAATAAAGTCACCTTTTCTAGCCAAGAATTCTGTAGGTGTTACGTCACTGTCTACGGGTTTGCTGTAGTACACCATACTGCCTGTGAGCACATAGGTATATTGAGTAGTGTGTTTGTGATAGTGATTACCACGTACTGCACCGGCTGTGTTGGTAATCAAGCAAGCGTGATTGATACCGGCCTTGTAAAAGATATCTGTAATTGTGCCACGGTCGTCGCTGAACGTTCCTAGCCCTGTTTCGTTGTTGTTGTAAATGTTGTATTGTTTCATTGTGATATAAACCTTGTGTTGGGATTGATGCGTAATAATGCTTGCTTAAGACCTTCGCCAATGTTCCAACTTAAAATTAGAGCGTATGGATTGGGATACTTTGCAAATTCATTATCATCTAAGATTGGTATACGGCTAAGAGGAGTATACTTACCTTGCTTGTGTTCACTAGCATCGGTAATACAATGCAGGTGTGTTTTATTTAGGCCATGCCACGCAAGCCATGTATTTGCTTTGGCGGCAGCACCCACGCCAATGATCACAGCGTCAGGTTCGTCTTGTAGTATTTGATAAAATTTAGCCAACCATGTGTTGCGTTGTTGTTCAAACTTCTTTTGAAGGCCCACGTAAAAGCCTGGATCAAATAGGCCAGCAGTGGTTTCTGTGTGGATAGCATTCGACACCTTTTCCGGCACTCCTGCACCTGTGCTTTTTCTTGCTACCACACGCAAACTACCACCATGATAATCAACCACATCAAAGTCCGCAATTTCTAATCCAGCCTCTGCCAACAAGTTGTGCAGGCTCTTGATAGTAAAGTAACTGATGTGTTCATGATACACCATGTCAGTGAAGCGTCCGCTACGAACCATTTCCAGCCAGTATGGAACTTCAAACACAAATACACCATCCGTGTCTAGTAGAAAACTTACACCATGTGCAAACTCTGTAGGATCGTTAGCATGATTGAATACATTGTTGGCAATGACAACTGAGGCACGACCATGTTTGGGAACAAGATCATAAGCAACATTGGGATGAAATAATGCCTGTACTGCATCAACTCCTTGTGATTTGGCCAACTCACACATTGCACTGCTGGAATCAATGCCCAACGTGGCGGTTGATTCATTGTTGAATTGTCGGATCAAGTATGCATCGTTGCTGCCAATTTCCACCACAAGACCCGCAGTGTTGTATTTTGATTTGATAGTTGTGGCAAACTCGTCCCAGTGATCTCTTGCTGTCTTTGAGTTGCTGGATGTGTAACTGTAACTGTACAAGTTGTATCTTGCTTCGGCATTGCTGACATACCCCAATTGCAACATGCCTGAGTTGGGATTCAAATGTACTTGCAATGGAAACACTGGCTCACTTAGATTCAACTGATCCCGGGACACAAACGTGTCTGCGTAGGCGTGTTGTCCAAAGTCCAATACCTTGGTCACTGATTCTGTAGTGATTAAACATGTGTCCAACTGTCTGCTGTGTGTTATGTCTGTTGTCATTTTGGAAGTTTAAATTGTGTTGTTTGATTGTTTGGATCGTTGGCCTTCATAAGTGCCCATGGATCAATTTTTCCTGCGGCTGCCGCATCCCAGTGGGCGGTGTCGATATTTTTAGATCGCATATACGCAGCCAGTTTACCAACATCCACAAGCCGATTGTGTGTGACGTACTTGTTATGGAAGTCTTCGGGATTTTTTGGATTGCCTTCAAAGTACTTTTTCTTTTTGGCATTTTCATCTGCATTATTACCAGTTAAATCATGACGGTCGTGTGTGACATCTACTTCAATGATTTTCATTATGTCCAGCAGATAAGCCATTTGACTAACTTCAGCATCAATCAATTGATGCTTGCTAAGATAACCTGTTAGCTCTGGCCACTCTGCTGGTATAATGGGAAATATACTGTATGGATGTTCATTGTGAGTGTGTACTTTTAACAACTTGAACTCTCCAGTGCATTCTATAATACGTTGGTCCCATGCTTGTGTTGACATGATGGCATCGTCGCACCAAACAAACAACCAATCAGCATTGGCATGTGTGGCAAGTGTATTAAAATAACGATTGAGTGCTCCGTAACCTAACGGTTCAAACTCCAGTGCAGTATACGTTACATCTCGTTGGTCTAGTACGGGTTGAATCGCATTGACAAAATGTTCACACCCAATTTCATCGTTGCTGTCAATGCCAAACACAAATTGTATTTGACTCAAGTCGTGGGCATTATCCAGCAGACTAAACACACTGCGGCTCAGTGCATCTGTGCGTTTGTGCGTGGGAAGTAGTACGGCTATTTTAAATTCACGATTTGTCATGGGGAGTTATTGTGATTTGTTCTATCTTGTATTTAATAGCAGTTGCAATGGCCTCAGCAATATCTGCAGGTGTCAGTGCAGGACCTTTGGCATAGAGTTTTTCAATTTCATCTGGGGTTTTTGCACCTTGATAATTTTGTTTTAACATATTGCTACGTATTTTACCAGGCCTGATTTCTGTAAAGAGCACGTTGGGATACTGTTTCTTCACTGTATTCATACTGTAATGCAATGCGGCCTTGGCGGCAGTGTAGAATATGTTATACACAATAGGATCATCAATGTTACTGCTGGTGATATAAATGAAATGTCCGGTGGCACGTTGCTGAACATATTGCTTGGCCAACAGCAATGCGCCTGTGAAGTTTACATCAACTTGATTTTGCTGATTTTGCCAGGTGTTATCTTGCCAGCCCCGGAACGCACCTACATTAGCACCGGCACAGTTAATAACAATGTCGTATGGAGATAGATCCAATTGATCTATTGCTTCAAAATTGGATAAATCTAGTTCGTTCCTTGTTGGCGCTGTAATTGTGTGTTGGCCAAACAGTTTGACACATGCTTGACCGACACCAGAACTACCGCCGGTGATGAATATGTTCACGCAAACAGATCCTCATTCCATTCACGATGACCTTCACGGAAAGCCATGTTAGCTTGTGTCTCACGTACTTCTACTCGATAGCACCACAAACGAGCTGCCTCTCCTGGACCCCACATTTCGGGAATGTACACTCCATTCACATACTTGTACAACATGTCACTGAGTCCTTCGCAGCCTAGGCGAGGTAATACTACAACCTTGGCCATTTTCTTTTCCACTAACAAGTTGTATGTGGCCATTTCTGGATCATCCGCTGCCACAATTAGTGTATGATCAAATTGGTCTTCTAATGTCTTTTTAAGTTCTTTAAGTCCACCGTAATCAGCGGCCCAGTTGCGAACATCCAGTTCATTGGTACCAAAGTAAAATTTCATACTGAATGAATATCCATGTATCAAATTACAATGACTGTCTGCCCTCCACTGTCTATACGCACATGGAAATGCGTCGTGATACTCTTTAGTACTTGTATATTTGTAAACTACGGGATTTAATGTTGTCATGCTGTTTCTCCTATGTTATTGTAGCATAGGCAGCAGAGTTTGTAAAGCGGGAATGATGCCGAAGACCGCTGTAAAGAAATATTTATCGTATCACACATCGGGATGCGTATAACTGCCTGTGCGATAGTTGCCTTGGCCGGGAATGGTATTCCTAACACCGCCAATGGGATCCTCTACGTCGCCAGTTCTTCGTGGAATCAAGTGTACGTGTGGCCAAGGCACTGTCTGCCCGGCTGCCGCACCATAGTTTAATCCAATGTTAAATCCATCCCAGGCACCCAATTCGACCTGCGATTGCCCGTGATAGATTGCATCTTGCACAGCATCCATCAGCACACCCACTGTGTTGTATTTAGGTACAAACAACAGGTGTCCTGGGGTCACAGGATAGATATCCTCGAACACTTGTACATGAAAATCTTCACGTACCAATTCAGTCCAAGGCGCATGTTGTTTGTTAATTTCCTGCGGCAACCCAGGAACGATTTCTTTTGTGTGTGGTAAAGTCATAATTGATCCTTTTATTTGACAGTGGTGTAACCCCAAGGCTTACTAAAATATTCCGACAGTTGAATCTGTGCAGATTCGTTGTTTAACAAATCAAATCCGTGATACTGAGCGTAATAAAAGTCCCAGCCAACACTGTGTTTGGGATTTTGTATCCATTCGGCCCGACTCCATGGCATATACTCGGACCATTGTACCCCAGAAACTCTGCTGTTAAATTTGGATCCCAACAGTTCAAACACCGCCGCAATTTTGGTTCGTTGCAGTGCATAGTCGAGCGGTTGGTTAACCCAAGGTACAACACTGGGATCTACGTCTTTGCCAGTTGCACCAATGTGGATGGTGTCTAATAGAATTGGTTTTTGATACAGGGTAGCAATGCGCTGAATGTCAACAATCAAATTAAATATCACAGTGTCGTTGATTACACTGGCCAATGTGGTGCCACTGGACTTGGTCACTTGTGTGCCAACATGCACTGCAACAAGATCTACTCGATTCCATACCTGGGTAGTACAGCGATCGCAGGATTCATAAATCAATTTGCCTGTGTACACAGTTTTGATCTGAGCAATAACGTTGTCCCAGTCGGCCATGTAAGGGGTTGTATCAAGCCCGAGGTTCATGGTTCCGATATAAAACCCGTCCACTTTGTATTTCTCTGCTTCTGTGGCCAATACTCGTTGATACGAGACTAAAGTGTTAAAGAAATTTGCGGTAGAGAATGTAGGTGGCAATGCAAATGTTGAACCGGTACAGCCAGGACAGATATTTACATCATTGATGTGATTGACTGGAATTGCTTTGATAAACACACGGAGTCCTCGGTCTTTGGAGTACTTGACCAGTCGCCAAAAATCTTTAGGTATGTTCTTATCACGGTTGTAGGCAATTGGGCTTGAGTCATACAATTCTAAATGTCCAGTTTTGACATCAATGGGAATATTGGTCTGAAAAACAATTGTATCAAATCCAACACAATCAATCTTATCAATAACCTGAGACACAGCATCGTATCCTACTACCAATTTACCGTCCGCGGTATAGTCAATTTGTTCGAATCGCATGTCCACGATTGCACTGCGGTATTTGTCAGAGCTTATTGCAGGCTTTACTATGCAATTAGTAAGAGCCGAAACTGTGTGTGTAGTAGGGGCAGGTGTGGACGCAACTGCTATAGTAGTTTCTATTGCAGTGGCACCAGGCCCGGTTATCGGAGTTCCAGCCCCACCTCCGCCACCACACCCAGTTAGGAATAAAACCAGCCCAATTGTGCTAATAATAAAACGCATAATACTTTCACCAAGAGTTGTTTAATGTACACGTATTATAACAAATTAAGAATTATTGGTCAACTAGCCATTTTTGATAAACTTGGTGCAATTCTTCCCAATTTAAGATTAATTCTTTGTAATTTCTTGGATTTTTAATACTTTGGTGTGTGTATTCGGAATTTACTATGTAATCAATGCCCAGTTGGTCGGCCACATACTTTTCTGGAACAGCGGCACCCACTAAACTATTGTAGTCGATGCGGATCACACTGTTGTACCTTGACATAACTTCTGAATCGACCAACTGATATGTAATATGCAACCCATGTAATAAATTTGTAAAGTCGTCAGGATCCACATTGAATGGAGCCACTGGGGTATCTGTATAGACAAAAAATTCATCTGTGTGTTTTGCCACAAAATAACTGACAGCCACATCAAAATAATTTGACCGATCACAAACAACCAATGTAACAGAATCTCTTATCTCTCGAGGTATTTCCAATAACTCGTCAACGTTGTTGGTGTGATATATCCAACTGCCAGGCAAAAGAGTACAGTTTGAATACCGGAATGCAGTTGGTGCTAATAATCCGATCAACAAAGATTCAACCCAGTGGCTACCAGTACGCCCTGGGCCGTAAATGACAAAGTTTTTATATCGTTCCACGGTCTAAGTGCTGTAGTTTATCTGGTACATTGGTCCATTTTTCATGGTCTGGCAGTGGTGCCTTACTTTTGGTAATAACAGGCCATAGCTTTGCCAGCTCAGCATTGATAGCTATAAATGCCCGTTGCGTTTCCGGAACATCCTCTTCAGCATAAATTGCATTTACTGGACATTCTGGAACACATACTGCACAGTCAATGCATTCGTCTGGATCAATGGCCAAAAAGTTTGGTCCTTCGACAAAACAATCTACCGGGCATACATCAACACAGTCTGTGTGTTTGCATAAAATGCAGTCGTCAGTTACAACATAGGTCATCTTGGAGCAAAGTCCTGTTGTAATTTAATATTGTCAAAAAACTCTTTCTTTGTACTTTGATCTGTGTTAAACGCACCTTTAAGCACAGTGGTCTGTGTTAGACTACTGTGTGCCATAATGCCGCGATTCTCGCAACATCCATGTACTGCTTGAATATAAACACCAACGTCTGTGGCATCTGTGGCTCGCATTATTTCGCGGGCAATGTCATTAGCAAGTTCTTCTTGTAGTGTGCCACGACGAGCACACCACTGAGCAATACGAGTGTACTTGCTAAGGCCAATGAGCTTTTGAGCGGCAATAATCCCGATATAAGCAACGCCACTGACAGGTTGGTGGTGATGACTGCACATACTGCGAAGCTCACTACGCACCACAAGCATTCCTTCATATCGATCCGCTGAGTCATTTGGGAAAGCGGTTGCATCTGGTTCTGGTTCATATCTACCTGCCATAATTTCGTTAAAATACATTTTAGCAAGACGTCTTGCTGTGCCTTTTGAGTTGGGATCTGTTTCACGATCAATCAGCAATCGATCCAGCACTGTTTCAAATGCTTCTGCGGCTTCGTCAATTAGTTGTTCTACATCACCTTGGTGCAGGTAGTCACTGACGTTATCGCCTGCCCAGAAACGTTTGTTGTCACGTTTCATCTTGAAGCGAATAGCATCGCCTAGGTAACCTTCTTGGTAATCTTTGTCTGACATAATTTCAGTTGCTGTTGTAATTGTGGATGATTCCGTGGCATTGTTGCCAAAGCGGTCTGGTGTAAATTTCTTTTTAGTATCCGAGTGAAACACTGGATCTGGTGCAAATTCTTTTTTCAATCATAGTCTCCGATGTTAAGGCAGTGGATTGCCATTGTGTTATTATACAGGGTATTTAGGTCGTTGTCAAGGAACAATGGTTATTTTTCTGCAATCTGGGTAATCAACCGGGATTGGCTTCGGCCGATTTACTTTTACATCTTCCAACAACTCTAGGCCACGAACAGCTTCTTCGATTGTGGGCTTGTAATGATATCCAACTCGGAACACTTGTTGTGTTTCCCACGGCGATATGGTCAAATCTCTACCATCATATCGTTGTGCCAATATAGTATCATATGCAACAACATCATCCAACAAGATTGCTCCACCACGCCCAATGTGCAGGGGTTTACCGTAACCAAAACTCAAGCATTGCATGGCGCCTTCACGGTACATGCCCTTTTCAAGTCTACGTGCTGAATCCCAAATGCGTGTTTCTAGGAAAGGATATTCACCTACCCAACGTTGCCATTCATGGTCTAGCAGTTCGTACTTGATGCCTAGCTTGTGCATGGTCATTGGAATACTCAAATAGGTGTAAGGAGTAAACTTGCACTCTGTGACTTGATCATAACGTAAACACAGTTCAATAGCATGTGTACAGCAATCAGTCATCACAGCATACGGAGCACCTGTAAACTCTGCCAGTGCTCTTTCAAACTGTAGTATTTTATCGAACATACCATGCCCAAGCGTGTTGAATCATATCATCTAAGCTATGCGATTGCCATGCACCGGCCACCGCATTAAACTTATCTGCACTGGCAGTGAGCATGGGAGGGTCACCCACACGTTGTTCACCTACTGTGACCGTTAATGTCTTGTTGGTAATGCGTTCAGCAGCCGCAATGATTTCGCGATTGCTGGTGCCCATGTTTGATCCAAGATTGTAAATGCCTGCAGGAATTGTTTGATCCAACGCCAACACATGAGCCCGAGCAATATCATCCACGTGTACATAGTCACGAATGCATGTTCCGTCTGGCGTGGGATAGTTGTCACCGTATAGTGTAAACTCTTGATTGTCACGAATGCTTTCTAACACACGAGCAATGATGTGTGTGGCACCGGGCTCTTGTCCATGACGCCCTCGGGGATCTGCACCACAGGCGTTGAAGTAACGAAACGAAACATAGTCAAGCCCATATGCTCGATGGTACGATTCCAACATCATGTCAATCATCAGTTTACTTTCGCCATACGGGCTAACTGGCTCAGTGGGATCAACTTCGTCACACGGGACCATCACAGGTTCGCCGTATGTGGCCGCACTGGAACTAAAGATAAACCTAGTTTGAGGCATGGCTCGTGTTATGAAAGTAATCAACTCCAGTGTTTTGGCCACATTGTTAAAGTAGTATTCACTTGGATTCTTAATACTAGGACCAACCAAGCTGGTTCCTGCACAGTGTACAATAGCATCAGGTCGTACGTTTAATAACTTTTTAAATGCAGTATCACTGTCAAAGTCTGCCAGTACAAAACTATCAAGCAGACCTTTTTGATGTTTTTGTAAAGGTCTGCGATCGATGCCCACAACTGTATGCCCTGCGTCTTTTAACTGCAAGGCAACTTGTCCACCAATGTATCCAGCAACGCCTGTGACTACTGTGTTCATTCTTCGATTCTTCTCACTTGGTACTTCTCATGTGCAGTATGATCACGATAGCGATTGCCTGCACGATTCCATTGCTCGCCTTGTCCAGTCATAATATCAATCACTCGATCAATAGTGCCGTTGTTCCAGTCTGAGATCAAGCCCATGTTGTGATGTGGTTCACGCAATAGGTTTTGCATCTTGTGATAGGCATCATCTATGCTCCAAGGCACGTAGAGCCTATTAGGGTCATTAGCGAATGTTTCGGGGAAACTACGATAAGCAGGATATAACACATTACACCCAAGAGTATCGGCTTCAGAAACAGTGTTAGATACCCAGTCTTGTAAAGCACAATTGAATAGCACCCGAGTATCATTAACAAGATTATAGTAGTCATTTTTGCTTAGATTATCATAAATTTTTAACTTGCCTTCTTGCTCGTACATTCTAGCACGTTCAAGATACTTGGGATTGTTACTGCGCAATGGACCACCAGAGAAGATGGCAAACTCGCACGGTTCTTTGGTCATGTATCCATACATTTCAATCAAGTCCATGTAGAAGTCAGGTTGCTTCTCTTGGTCAAACCGTGCGGCAAAGCCTACACGACGTTTGCGTTCGCCAAATGGTCGGATATTCTCTGCACCACCAATTCGCTCTAGCACTTCTTCTTTGCCAAATGCTAGGCCACTAATATTATATATAGGAGCACGCCATCCAGCAATGCGCATATGAGCAACCATCTCTTCGTTTGTGGCGAGAACTCCTGTAACGAACTCATTAACCATGTGTTCGTAGAGTCCCATCCACTTTGCCATACCCCATACATGTACGAAATCATCAGGATCAATGGACTGAGCAAGACAGCGCACATATACCCTGGGACGCTGATCAGCAGGAATTTGATCAAATATATATGGTAAGCTCTCAATGCCTGGTTGAAACATGTCCTCAAAGTAGATAACATCTTCACTTGTAACTTCTCCTTTGCGCATCATTTGAACCAAGTTCATCATCTGGCTCATGCTGAAATAACTGCGACCATGTGCGTCTAGCACTTGTCCTACAGAGATTGCCTGTGAGTTGTCAATGGTTGTGCCAGGAACATAAACTACATCAAGCCCACGTCTATCAAACACACGCCGGTTCCACTCTGTAAGTTGTAGTGTATAGCGAGCCTCGTAACTCTCGAGACCCATGTAGAATAGTTTTCTCATGTTAGATATTTCTATTCAAACGACGAGCGTCCTCTGCCCACATGTCACGAGCATTTTTGCCCTGTGAGTACTTGTTGTATTGTTGCCATGCATAACTCTTGAAGTTATACAGGTCTGCTTCGTTGAAGCGATATCCAAAATCGCGACAGAAGTCTAGAAAGTGATCCAGCTCATCCTGTGCGGCCTGGGCCTTGGGGTTAGAATATACTGCTTGTTTACCCATGGTAGTTCCTTTTAAATTTTAATGTTAAGATTGGGACGAGAAATTTCATATTTGATCAAAGCGCCGTTCTCGCCATCCTCGGCCACTTCAATCCACACTGCACGGTCAGGATACCGAGCGGCAATTTGTAAGTACAGATCATCGCTGATCATTTCACAACTCTTAAAGTTCAGTTCCAGTGTTCCGCCTGCGTAGAGATTCTCTAGCCAGCGTTTAAACTGAATAAATTCAATGTCACGATCGTTGTGAAATACATTAATCCAAACACGGAAATGAAAGATATGTCTATGCGGCACGCCAAGAAAGCTGACATCATACTCGTCACCTGTGGCCAATGCAGGATCATCTGCGGCAGCCGGATACTTGTGGATGCCTTCTTTGCGGAATGTGATCCAGATTTTTCTTTCTGCCTGGTTCATGATTCTAATAGATTGTTCTACCAGTGCCTGTTCTCTTTGTGTCATAAATTACTCTCTATAGATTTATATACGTCGGGGAAAAGTTGTCTACTATTTAGATTTCTGCGATCATCAATGTTTTTTAATGCGTCAACAAATGTTACACTAATTTGTTCAGTATTTGCAAGACTTTTGACAACATTTTGATAACCAGTTATATTGGAATAATCTTTTTGTTGCATACGCTCAATCACTTGATTTCGGTACTCAACACTTAGACCTTGAGGATCAAATGGTCCAGGACCTGTACCGTTATGGTATACTGTTAATGAAGCTGTTTGGAGTCGGAATCCTTGATCACGTAACCAATCAATTGTGTTCCAAACTGACATTGCATTCAAAGAGAGAAAAACCATATTAAACGAAATACAATGTAACGGAACGTCACGTTTGAGTTGCAAAAGATTATTTTCAAACTCTGTCCATTTGCCCGGCCAACGCAGGTACTCGTATTCGACACCAGTAGCATCAAAACTAACCAACCATCTTACATTAGTCATGTTAATCAAACGTTGGTAAATCTTAGTATCGGTATTCAGTAAATTTGTATTAATTAAAAGTTTACAATCAGGATTGCGAACAGCAAGTTCATCAAGTAATAGTTCGTTTTCCTTCATTAGCAGCGGTTCGCCGCCAGCTAAGTACACTTCTTTTAAAGATTCTACGTTGTCTAGCACGTATTTCAAAAAATTGTTTTTGTCTCTGCGCTCAATTTTAATAGTGCGCCCAAGTTCTTGTGCCCACAGCGAACTAACAGTAGGATGACAATACACACAGGCCAGGTTACAAGTATTACTCCATCGTGCATCTAAATACCTAAGATCAAACGTCCCAACTTGATATATAGAATCATCCTTGTTAGGAAAATTCTGTAGCATGTTTACTTGCAGGGTATTTAGTCCGCCATCTATTCCGCCATGACACCAAGCACAACCAGGCACAACCTGATCGTTCAACATACTACGTTGAATGTTAATATTGGTTGGACCAGTTAGCATTTCCGCAACCGAATCAACTTCATCTAAATTGCCAAGATTGTTGCGGCCAACACAACAGTTATCTACTCGTCCACTAGGTTCAACATAGACACTAATCCATGGCGCCGGACAAAAATTCTTATTGCCGGGATCGATCATAATTTCTCGTCCTTTGTGTATTTAGACCATGGAGTGAATTTGTTTCGATTTTGTAATGTGTGTAGGCTATGGCACCAAACACCAGGGTTGGTTGCCGCAAAGTCTCGATCGTCTATTTTAAGTGTGGTATTATACCCCAGCAGACGGATGTAAGGAAGTTTTACAGAGATCATTGGAATAAAGTTATTGTGCTCGCACAATCCACCTTCAAGCAATCCCTCAACACACTTGATATCAATGTCTAGTGTGCATAGATGTCCTTTGTTTAAAAAATGTTGGATCATCTGTTCCCAGGGAGACCAAAACACAGAATCATTGGTTTGTATGCTAGAAGGAAAACTCTGATTGGCACCAAAATAAATGTGCTCAATGTGTTGTGTTGCATCTTCATACAAGGCAAAGTCATCTAGCCAATCTTGAATTTCACTGACTGGCTGTAACCCCACTACAAACAATGTTTTCTTACCAAATGCTGGAGTATGTTCTACTTCTGTGCCTGTGAAAAACTTAACATTTTCGTGGCCTGCTCGGTTCATTTAGATTGTTCCTGTTCAAGTTTATCCAAATTGTCTACAGACAATTCCTCTTCATCTGATTGTACACTATCTTCGGTATCTGTGTCAACAGTTTCGAACAGGCTGTTGAATTGAGTGTGTGCGTTCTTGGCTTTTTTGCCTTTGAACCCACGTGTGCCCACAATGTCCATCCAATAACGATCGTAGGATTCAATAATGGCTTCTGCTTCGGCACGATCAGCAGTGGCAAAGATTGCTTCTACAATGTCCTCAAACTTGGTATGGTCACCGCATGTGTCCCACATCATTCGAGGCCTATTGCCAGCATCAAATTCACGATTGGCACGTTGTACAGACTCTAAGTGTAACCAAACATTATGGCCCATTAGCAAAGCATACGAGAAACTGTCCCAACTGGTTTTGCCTTCCTTACCAATCTTATTTAGGTCACCTGGCTTGTAATAGCAAATATCTTTCATTTGTAAATGCTGACTGATAGGACTGTCTTCAAATGTATCAACCAATCCATCTGCCACAACACCTTGACTGAATGGGCGTGTGTCTGCGGCATATTTCTTGTCATCCACAATGGGGTTCATTCTGTAACTCCACTTGCCGTTGTGTGGCAACACAATCTCGTGGTACACTTGTCCGTTGGCTGTGGCAAGGAATGGGCTGGCACAATCAAAGGAAATAGTAAATTGTGGATTCACATACTTTCTAACAGCCCTTTGAATCACGGTGAGTAACACAGCCCATTCCAACTTGCTTGTGCCCAAGAAATGCATCCAATCATGAACACCCGGTTGCAACAAGTTATCATGACGCAGTGCTACCAATCGTCGTAGCACCAAATGCACATCGCACATGTTCTGACCACCCATTGACCACCCATTAAAGTGTGTGTCGGGATATTTTATCGGATCACAGTACTCTTTCATCATGTCATACCAGCGATCTGCATCAGCATGATTGGCACCTTGCAACACATTCAAGAATTTGGCACCACCATTCTTAACACCTTTACGATGCTTCATAAAGTAATCGTTGTTGAACTTGGTAGCGTCAACTGCTTCTTGCAGTGTGGTAATTTGACAAGCCGCCGATGCTTTCTTGTCATGAATGACCCAGGTTGGAATATCTAGGATCATGCCATAGTCAGACACACCGTCTAACCATTTAAGCACAGCGTCACGTTTCTTTTGTGCTTTGGCACAGCCTGAGTTGGCTTTCCAATCGCCTTCCCATAAGCCTTTAGCAATCTGGAATCCACCTGAGTCGCCTAATATTACAGTGCCAGGTTCTCGATTACGAACCATGTCCTCTGACCAGTCCTGCTTGGTCAAATCCAAATTAGCATGACCACCGGAGTACAAACTCCACCGATATGGGAACAGACCCGTTTGACTGTTGAGCCAATTCATCTGTTCCATGTCCGGCATGCCCTGTGGCATACGTGCAGGTTCTATGTATGGCCCATTAACTGGGTCACGTTGCTTGCCTATGAACGTGGCATAGAATCCTGAAATGGCAGGCAAGAACACAGCATAGTCATTCTGTTTGGCAGTTAAGTTATCTTGCGTCATAAAATTTCACTGACTCTATTAGATCGTAATCTATTTTATAGTATTCTTTGAGGTGGACCATATGTGTTGGACAGGTATTTAGATGTTCGGTAAGCATATCTTTTATTTGTTGTTGCGTCCAGCCAACAACTGTTTTAGATTTATCATACCATCCTGGAAATTGGTTAGCTTTTCCTAATGCAGATATATTGTATGGATTATGAATATCTGTATGCCATTTTGATTGTTTCCTAGGAACGATTTTATCAACCGCCCAGTGATTCCATGTTTCGGACAAAAAATTATCACAATTAAACCATACAGTTCGTGCATGATCTATATTGTCTAAAAACATGGTTTGTGGTGCTGTGTGTTCGTCAAACACTATATGATCAAATATATCATTGAATCCTATATTTAGAAAAAAATGAGGATTCTCCGGAGAGCAGCCAACAAAGGCCTGCGCCGCACCTGAGATCCATCGGTCTATCGGATCTTTAAGCACAACCACATACGTAGCATCATCAATGGGATCTTTAATATAATTAATATTATTTCCATTAAATTTGTCTTTCATCCAAGTACTAGCATTTTTTGGAATGTTTATATATATGTAATTTTTATTATTGACTCCAAGATGATGTATCCCTTTACCCCGGCCGTTCCAATCGGTAATTTTCCAACCAAGAGAAAGAAGAGGATTACCCATTACTTGCTCTGTGCAGGTAAGATGTAGTTGTAAACAGCAAGACCAGAGTCAACTGTGATCATTGCGGCACCATCATCGCTGATCTTGACAACTTTGTCGCCTGTTAAATCCATGATAGAAATAAATGTCTTGATGGGCCATGACCACGCACGTTTCAATTGACCAGTGATGCCTGGTTGGAACACAAAGTTGCCTGCGTGTGTTGAATGGTCACCAAAGAAAAACATTAAATTGCCATTTTCTGTTTTTGCTTGGAAGTTTGTTTCTTCACTGTTGGCCTGTGCCTGCATTTTTAAACGCATGACGCTGGCATTGGTTGGCTCAAACTCAATGTGCCAGTTGACACCTTTGAACTTGACAGTTTTAAGTTTCTCATTCACAATCTCACTGGCCATAAAGCGATAACTGTTTTTAAAGTCACCTAACTTGTTTTCAAAGTTAATGCCGTCGGGCTCGCCGGTACTACGCCGTGTGATGCTGAGTTTGGCATCTTCACGATACTCTTGCAAGTTCAACAAGATTTTTAGTTTGCTCAAGTTAGGCATGCCGAAGTTGCCAACGAAGTCTGGAACTGGATTGGCAAACTTGCCCTCAACTACTACAGACCTGTCTTCTGCCAGCCCAGAAATAACTGTGTCTTCTTCTGTGCCTGTAATTTTTACCAAATCGATTACACCCAAATCAAGTGTGTGTTCGACTAAGTCTAATAAATGATCTCTCATGTTTAATTCTCCTATTGTGTATTGTATATGGTTTATTTAGATTTTGCAAGTTATTTGTTAACTATTTTTGCCAAAGTCTGTCCACCACGGATGCTTTCAAGCTCGCCAGGTTTACGCAGTTCTAGCCAGGTTAGATTGCCCATGTCTGTCCAACTGAACATTTGTCGGTATCCAATTGATTTTGCAATTGCTTTTACTCGGTTTCCCGGAGTATAGAAACAGAAATTCTTTTCAACCAACGCAACACAATGTGCTCGGTCGCAGTCGTTGAATGTCATTGCCAATATACCACCTGGGCGTAGTTTATTAAAGATGTTTCGTAAGTATTGCTCCACCACTTCGAGTGGGGTAAACTCAAAAAAGTTAAATGCAAGACACATGCCAAATTGATTGTCTGGCAGTGCGTCTAGCACGTTGGTTGAGCATGGGTTTTGTTCGTATACTCGCAGTCTGCGTTGGTACTCTTCTGGAAAAGTACTCAATGCTGGCTGCAATAGTTCCGCGCTGTAGTCAACAAGGTATAGAGGATCCAGTGCTACCAAGTCACTTATAAATGTTTCAACTCCGGGGCGAATAATTAGGCCAGGATATTTCCAATCAACATAGCTCTTAATGCGGTTAGAAATCATTTGTTGAACGTCTGCAGTCATTGGCATGCGACGATCTAGAATTTGTTGATTGACCTTTTTATTAGTAGGCTCGTCAAGTCGACCATACCGTGCTACCGCTTCATTGTATAACCTGGTGCTTTCGGCATACTGTGTTTTTTCAGCCGTCTCAATCATGCTGTCTAGTTCGCTTATTAATTCAACCAGTGTAGAACTAAAATGATCAAAAGCAGTTATTACACGAGTTTGATCTTCCTGCAGAGTTTGTGTAAATGCACGTGGCTGTATCACACTGTTCTGTACATTATACACAATTTCTTCTAGCTTATGCCGTGCAGTATATTGGATGGTGTTAACATCAAACTCTGACAAATGATTGCGGTATGCAACTAATTCACTAAGTTTCATAGATCACCATTCAAATAAAGTTTGGAATGTATTCTCTGTGTTGGTGGCACTTGCCAAGTCCCAATCCAGCACACCCAACAAGTTGTCAATTTTTTGATCCACAACAGTGGCCTCCATCAATCCATCATCAAATGGCAGTTCTGTGAACCAAGCAGGCAAGCGTTGTTCATCTGTGGGATAACCAATTGACGTCCACCCAAGAGCATTGCTTTTAAGTTTACACACAATAGTTTTCATACCATCAACAATTTGCATACTGTAGTTGTCGCCATTCATTTTCCGCATGTTGTTCCAGTTCATGGCAGCTCGCACATGTCCTGGCATATTGGCTTTGCCAAGCCTTGCCTCTTCTGCACCATACTTGGTCAAGTTGTTCACACGCTTGGGCGACCCTTTTTCCCAGCCCGGACGTTCCATAAACTCATATTTGAATTCACGAATACGTGCTACAATGGAATCTCTGTCAGCACCATGCAATGTACTATTTAGAATTTCCAACAAGAAGTCTTGAATTACCTTAGGTGTATCACTACGCTTCAAGTCCAGGCCCATGGCCTTGGTCTTGCCCTTCTTGCCTTCCACATCCAGTCGCTTGCCTTCCAAGTCAATGATGTTCACAGCATAGCGTTTCTTTGTGATAAACAGGCCACGATCTGCCACCAGTTCTCGACCTGCCGCAATCAACGCACCCATCTCTCTTGGACAGTGAAATGCCTGTTCCATGAAGCCTGGAAAACTCTCATTCACTTGTTCAGCAATAGAGTCATACAAGGCAATGGCAGTTTCCTTGTTCCACGCCATACGACCTTCTGCTACTTCTTTCTTCAGCACTGGCCACGCAGTAAAGTAGCAGGAGTCTGTGTCACCATAGATGATGGCTTCGCCGGTGTGATCATACACACCTGTGATACATTCGTTGATGTGTGCATCCATGTGCCGGGCAATGGCACGACCAGTTAGTGTAGTGCTTTGTCCAATGCGATGATCGAAGAACCTGCAACCAGGATTTAAAATAGCACCATATAACGAGTTCAAGTTAATCTTCTTGACCAACTGTCGCTTGTCCCAGAATGCTTCTTCTTTCTTGTCCCGGGCTGTTTTCTTTTTGGCCTGTAGTTCTTTACGTTCACTGTACCAACGTTCCAACAAGCCTGGGATGATACCCTTCTTTTCGTATGTGAGAATAGTACCGTTAGCACTCATGATCCAAGGCTGATTGCTGTCAAACATGATGGTCCAGATCTCTGCGGCACTGTGTGTGCTTTCTGTGCCATCTTGCCAGTCAATAGTGATCTCTGTGCCACGTTGCTGTTCCATTACCGCAGTGTATTCCAAACTGCCAAACAAGCCCTCCCAGGCAGCCGCAAAACTTGCACCCTTGGCAATTTTTTCTTTGATGTAGTGATCACTCATGATGGGACGCAGTTGGCCTACTACAGTTTCTGGTCCCATGTTCATGGCACGAATGGCCGATGGATATAGACTGTTGATGTCGACTGATCCAATCCAGTCATGCAGGCCCTTCTTTGGATACGCAACATACGCACCTGCGGCCTGGGTGTCATCGTCTGTGAGTCGTTGCTTGCGATTGGGCACTACCATGCCACGTTCGTGCGCTTCATTGATAATGGCCTGCTCAGTCACTGCCACAGCACCCATTGTGGTTTGTAGTAGCACAGTATTGGCGTGTGCCAGTTCGCTGGCTAGACTCAAGAACTGTAGTTTACGATCCAGTTTGTGCAACAACAGTGTATCTTGTCTGTTGTATTCAATAAACTTTTTAAAGTGTTGGTTGTACAAAGCATCCAGGGTGCCTTCAAACTGTGTCTTGCGTTCGTTGAGTTCGTACTCGCCAATGGCATCTAAACTGTACGAATGGCGTTCTTCATATGTGTACTTGCGATACAGTTGCATATAGTCCATATGCACACGACCAATCAAGTCATATGTTTGGCTTTCACTGCCAAAGCGTTCAAACATACGCATCTTGGGCAGTTGTCCCCACAGACAGAACTTACGTGTGTCGTCTTTGCTCAGCACACGAGTGCAACGATTCACAGTGTAGGGAATATCGTAGCCTTCTGAGTTCCAGCCACTCAGCACGTCTGCATCTTCGATCAAGTCCAGGAATGTTTTGATCATGTCCTCTTCTCGTTCAAACAAGATGGTATTTTCAAAGTCCTTCACAAGATCTTGTGCAGTTGCCCACGATAAGCCTTTGGGCGGAACTGCCAATGTGACCAATTGATCTAACCAGTTCAGGTAGACTGAGATTGCAGTGATGGGGTTGAATGGATCATCCACAGGCGAGAAACCTCGTTCTTTGTCAAAGTCTACCTCAATGTCGAAAAATGCAACATTGAGTTCTGGAGCGTCTTGGTCTTTGTAGTTTTCTTCTAAGCAACGAAAGATAGGGTTAATATCACTCTCATACAATTGTTTGCTAGAGTGCATGCGAACTTCCTTGCGGAACTCTTTGTTGTTGCGTGTTGAGAAACGACTCACAGGTGTTCCATAGATACTTTGGAACTTGCCTCGAGGGTCATCGTAGTAAAAGATGTAGTTGGCAGGATACTCTTGGTATTTCCTCACGCCGTCTCGGCGTTCTACAACGTGGATGCGATCGTGTTCACGATCAAATAGTGCGTCAATATAACTCATAGTCTCCGTTTGTGGCCGGTAAGCCGTGATTCATGTTCCTTACGGGAACGACTCGCTGTTGTAAAACAGTACTTATAGAGTTTTGCCAACAGTCTCAAGAATTGTTTCAAGTGTTTCGTGGTCTTGTTTTTCTTTACCAAATTCAGCTTTGTGTGCTAACTTGATAGCCTTCTTTAAGATGGCAGGCTTGACTTCTAGTTCCTCAGCAATGGCTTTGATGGTGTCGTTGAGACCACCTTGCAGTGTGTCAATTTCGTGCATGACCTGCATGCCCTCGTTGATGATTTGAACGAGTTTGATCTTTTGATCGCCGTTGAATGATTTGGGTTGTGACATAAAATGCTCCTTGTTTTCTATTATATACTTGTTCTAGCGCAAAGTCAAATATTGTTTGGCTCAAGATTACCAAATAAATATCTGCATGTCAAAAATATATGTAGAAATAAACCAAGCAATTGATTTTAACATTGATATTTACAATACCCCCATTGGTGAACAGTTCTTTAATCAGCATGTGGAAATTACCAAACAAGATCCAGTTCGTGCAGTGCCTGTTGTTACAGATTTTACCAAATACACAATTAACTATTTTATAAAATTAATCGAAGAAGCACGTGACACCAATACAGTAGACTGGTCCATGTACAATATTCAAGCCGGCCCGGAACATTACGAGTCTAACCAGTTGCATTTTAATTCAATGCATAAAGATTTAGAAGTAACAGCAGGAATCAACAAATATGCAGGACTTGATAAAGAACAAATAAAATTAGTTGACGAATTGCATTGTTGCCTGCACAGTTTAGAAACCACTGAAGCCCCTCTTGATTACAATTTTACAGGACGGTCGTTTGCTAACATTAGTTATTTTATTAATGGCCCAACAGACAATCAAATGCCCGAGCCTGTAAAATTTGCCAGAGTAATCAAACCAGGCGAGGTACAGTTAGATTACCCGTATGTGGGCAAAGAACCATTCTTTTGCATGATGCACAATGATAATTCAATGTTATTACAAACTTGTAAAATGATTGATCGTGTCAGCCTTAATTGGAAATTACATCTCAACGATTTCAATGGTACCCACTGGGGGCCAGCGCCGTGGCCCAATGATGTGAATGCCGCGCTCACTGAGTGGTACTATACAAATCAACTTGACCTAACAATGCTAGGATACAGTTTAGAAAAAATAATAGACCATACTGGATTTTGTATTCCAGGTAGAATTGACAATCTGTCCAAACTTGAGTACATGAGAAACACTCCAAACATCCAGATCACTGGATATCAACTTATTAATTAAACATGAATAAAGATTTTCCAAACATTGCAGTGGTACTGTACGACAATTTAAAACCTGAATGTGCTGATATCGCACAGAACTTGATTGACTTGACTGAGTTTAAACTGTGCGGGCGATACCAGTTTAATCTATATCAAACAAAAACGCTCACTGAAGAATTAAAAAAACTGGCTGAGCAAGGGTACGACTGGGCCGGCGTAGTTGCCGCTGGAAACTTCTTGCAAAATCAAACATTGGTAATTGACACAATTGAACATGCCAAATTAGAAAATGCACCAATGGCCTGTCACATATTAGATCGTGGCGGCTATTATCATTTACACCCACAATGGTTTGCACTTGATTTACAGGCATGGACAGCAGTTGGTCAACCTGCATTCGAAGAACAGTCTGGCCCAGTCACGTTTACTACACGTAAAACACATCGTGATACAGACAATGCACACGATGATTATACTCCTTGGTGGGTAGCACCCGAGTCAGAAGAGTTGGTAGAATACACTAGCGATTATCAATATACCGGTATCAATGTTATTGCTGAGTTTATTCGTGCCGGGCACCGCATAACTAATATTTCCAATGAGATCAGACAGAAGAAAAATTATTGCTATCCTGATCATGGACATGACGATATTGTAAAACTAATTGCTGATAAAAATCACGAGCCCCAGGACGAAGCACTTTGGTGGTTTGGATTTGCTATGCGGCAAATTACCAAAAACTTGGACACTGGTTATTATGTGTTGAACACCGAAACATTGATTGATCCGCAAGAGATGAAACGTCGGCCGCTTGATTGTTTTGTTGGGGTATGTGGCGGACTCAAGCCTGCTTGTATAACTGGCAATGATAATTTTGTTGCCAACACCATTGTGTATCTATTTGATATCAGCCGAGCGGCAATAGAGTGGCAGCAGTATTTGTTGGCAGAGTGGAACGGTGATTTTGATGTGTTTGAAAGTGTTTGGCACAAATTTCAATCAGCGCATCCAGACTATGGTCCTATGTATCACAGTCATCAGTCAATCGCTGACAACATAGATTGGTTTTTGAACAATGCCGGATTAACAAGAACTGATTTTCGCGCAAGATGGATCAAGTATTGTGGCATGACACACACATTTGTACACCTTGACCTTATGGATGCTGACGCCACTGCAAAAATACTAGAAATAACCAATCAATCTGCGTTGGGATCCTATTTGTGGACCAGCAATGCATTTGTCATGGACTATCTGATGTTTTTTAAAACTCGGGCCTGGGCCTTGAACAAGACTCAGAGCTTTATCAACGAACTTGCTGCCAATACTGCACAACCTATTTTGTTAGAGAATCAAGGTTCTCTTAAACACATATTACCCAATGTGCAGTAGAATGATGTCTTTTTGATCAACCAACCGATGCTGTACCCAGTTGGAACTGCAATGTACATGTGTGCGATCAAACATGCCAATTGACCCCAGCTGGTAGTTGTACACACCGTCCAACAGCCAGGTGTCCACAATAGACGGAGTTCCTGCCCAGCAATGATTGACTTCCTGAGTCTGACTAACAGTGCTTATAACAGGAAATCGATTGTTGTCGGCAATAAATTCTTTAAAGTATTGCTGTAAGTCATCATTAGTCAAGAATGCCCGATCCCATATTACAGTTTTAAACACCCCGTTGATATTTTCATCTAATGGGATGATTGCACTTTTGGCATAATTTAGATCTGTGGTAGGGTATACACCGTCAACATGCAGTTGGTGCGGCAAGTATTGTCGCTGATAGGCCATGTAAAAGAATGTACCGCGAGGAACATACCGATATAAAATATCACCCATTCGCCGAAATGCTTCATCACCTGGCTGCAATATGTGTCTGCGATCAATGTTTGTAATTTCCTGTCCATAGATGCGCAGTGAATCTTCAACACTGTAAGGACGATCCACTGGATCAACATCAATAAGTGCTGCCAGGTCAGATTTAAACCACACAATGTCGTCAGCAGTTAGTGCATTTTCAAAAGTTTCAACCATTTTTTATCGCCTCTCGATAGCTGTTTACAACCAAGTGATTCCACTCTGGGTTGCGCCATGCGCCGTGTACAATCATGTGGAATCGATCAGTATCACTGTTGTTATGTACTGCATGCTGATAGTGGTTGTTGAACAAAAATACACTGCCGCTATTTCTAAAAGGCACAGTGCCATGTATGTTGGTTAGTCTGCAATCCTCTGGATTGTTTAGAGAAATGTTTACAGCGGCACCAGGGGTATTGTTTACATTGTCGCTATGGGGTGCAATGTATCCTCCAGGTTCGACCAACATGTATCGTAGTCGTTGATATTGATTGTACGGAAACACATCTTTAAAAAATTTCACAGTAACCGGGCACTGATCTTGTATTTCAGTCCAATTGTACTTGACTTTGTCAGGATCTAGGCCATATGTCTGCGGAACATTAGTCATTGTAGCACCGATGCCATGTACAGCCAAACTACGCCAGCCCTTCATTCCCGCTTCTTCGCCGCGATGGAATACAAACATGTCTCGCAAGGCCTGTGCTTCTTGGTACATTTCTGCGTAGGGTGCGTCAATACCAAGAATTTCTAGCCACGGTGCTTGACTGTGTTTTAAAATCCAATCAGCTTGGAAATGCACATCGCCTTCTGGAAGTGGCAACAACTCAAATGTATTCTTATCATTGTATTGATCTAAAAATTCTTTAATCCACTGTTCCATTGCTTATTTCCTTGTTGTTTAACACAGTGTTTAACACTTGTCTTTCCCAGTGTTGATACTTTCTACCACAATGAGAATCACACAAGATTAATCTGCCATCTTTGTATTTTTCTATTTTCCAACGTTCTTCAATTTGATTGAACCATTCTGTTGCGGCTTCAATTCCTATTTCGAGTGCATTGTTGTTGACATGGTCCACAATGGTCTTTAGTTGTGTGTGGACCAGATCGTACCAAGGTCCATCCATAAATGTACGGGGAAATGCACCAAGATAACAGCAAGGATACACTTCTCCATTGGCAGCAATAAAAATAGTTTCACTGCGATTGCTGTAACAATCCAGTGTTTCTTTTTCTTCTGGCGGCAGCCGTGGAGTTGTATGGTCTTTCCATTGTATTATTTGATCAATAGTGCGTGGCCCATTGCGGTCATCAACAATGCCTAAGATATGTGTCATATTTCCATGGCGGTCAAATGCTGGTCCGTAGTCCCGACCGTGATCAGTAAGATCAAATCTATAAAACCCCAAGATTTTAGCCATGTCGCGACAGGCATCAATTTGATGCAAGTTATGTTGAAATTTAATCATTTTCCACACAGCACTACTGCCATTGGACATTGCCGTCTGCGCATTGCGAATGATATTTTGCCAGTTAGTGTCTACTCTATACATGGCATGAGTGTCTTCAAGCCCGTCAAGATCAAATATTATTTCCACATTGCACTGACCAATGCGTGTCCAGAATTCTCGATCTCTGGCGCTGCCATTGGTATTGATTGTGATTCTAGTGGAGGGATTAACACTACGGAAGTACTCAACAATTTCCACAGCGTCTGGTGCCATTATGAAATCGCCAAAGTTGCCGCAAAAATCAATAAGCCTTAGTTGTCGAATAAAATCAACAGGAAATATCTGTTTTACTTGTTCCAGTGATAAAGATGTTTCAGGATACCCAAAGTTGTGCGGATATCCGTTTGCATTTCTTACACACAATGGGCATCGTGCGTTGCAAAGTGTTGTGAGTTCTAGGTGTATCTCTTTAACATTATCGATGGTGATCATGATGTATATAGCTCACTTTTGGATTCCCGGTAGCGAATCGGGCCGTCCAAGGCAGCAGCCGCCTCACACTTACGGTAACAAGTACCGGTCCTAAGGTGTGTTCTTTTATTTGCCGGCAACTGCCAATGCGGCACCTTTGTTAAAACTTGGTGACCAGGGTGAGTTGCCCTGCTTTAGACCTTTGCGCTTGCTCCATTCGTATCCTGCACGGTGCCCAGAGCAGTCTTTGGTACACTGTGACCCCAAGAAACTTAGTTCGTCTAAATGATCTTTTAAAAATGTATCAGCAAATGCCTTGCACAGTTGTCGGATGCGTGGGTTGGTTGTGGTCTTGACATGAAACTTTTTACGCACTTCGTCCTGTGATGGATCTGCGTAGCCTGCATACACTTTGTGTACACCAGACTGGTTGATTAGGTCTGTGCAACTTTCACCATGCCGATCTGGCATGTCTTCTGTGCAAGGACTCAGTGTTGTGATTATGATGCTACCCGGGGGAATGTCGCCAAACTGTTCCTGATAAGCATCCATTGCCGCACGTTCTGCGTGTACACGTGAACCATCTTCTGCAGGATAGTTTATGGCACTTACACAATTGTCGTTGGGATCTAGTACTGCGGCAGCCACCATGCCCAGGTCAGTGTGGTCACGTTTGCCTTGAACTATTTGACTGCAGAGATCCACTAGAATGTTATCTAGTTTGTCTAAGTTTTTGATTCTGAAGTCACTTAACAGCATTATACTGGTGAGTAGGGATTGCGGAAACGATCGTATCCGTCATCTTCTGGATATACAGGATAGTCGTTTGCGCTCATTTTTTAGGTTGCACTGCTGTTGGAACGTTTCGATACACACGCTTGGTAGGGTCGTACACAGTTTTCATTGGGCCTGCACCGGCCAACTGTTTGAGACGAGACATAGCCGCATCAAACTTGTCAGCATCCATATTGCCGACTTTTTCGCCTTCATCAATATCAGGCTCTGTCATTTTGCCTAGTCTAGAAATATGCGATTTGCTCATCAAGTGATCATCTTCCGCGTCCGGCTCTGTTCCGCCGTAACGACTAGCGTCTGCATGATGACGAATACCGGTTGCGGTCTTTTCAACTCGTCCTGGGGTAACAGGCGTAGTATCCTGCTGGCCCGATGGAGGACGGCCACGGCCCCTCTCGCCCTCAGCCAGTTCGGGTTCTTGATTGGATTCAATGTAATCAGCCGCTGTGTCAATATAGTCAGCCGCATTAGTAATTTTCATTTGTACCCACTCTGGCATATTTTCGTTGTCATCCAACATGCCGTTGAGTCTGCGAGCCGCACGTACAATAGTGTTCAATTGATCTTTTGCTTGGTCACCTTCGTAATCGTATTCGCCCGAGTCAGCGTGGTCAACAGAGTGGCCATCGCTGTCTACTTTGGCTTCCGCCATGCCTTGCTGACCGTAATCGGCTTCAATGTTATCCAACATACGATCATAAATTTGTTCAAAGTCATCATCGCCGTGATAGCCTGTATCGATAGAGATATCATCATACATGTCTTGTATAGATTGTTCAATTTCTCGGCCGTATTTGCCTTGTTGTGCATTGTATAGCATGTCAAACCCGTTGTCGCCGGATCGTGCAACTTTGTGTAAAAATTCTTCAACATCATTGCTGCCAGTTTCCGCCACACCTTGAGGTTTATCGTTGGGGTTGGTAGTCAACATAAACTCTTTGTCTTTGTTGAACAGTTTGGCCTGCATTGTACGTGCGGCTTTGTTTGCGGCAGCCTTATCTTGGAATGCATAAGGATTGCCTGATTTGTCTCGGATCAGTTTTCCATTGAGGCGAATATACCAAGTACTTGACTGCTGGTCAAGTGCATGATTCTCGTCATTGGCGCCACCGTCTGCACGATATGCTTGTGAGTCTTTGCCAAAGCCACTGGTGCTGTTAGCAACGTCACGTTCATATGCATCACGTGGGTCTCTCATTTCGTATAGATCATTTAGGTTCATTATGCTTCCTCTACGTAGTCAGCTGACAGATCTTGTCGGCGTTGTCTAGCCTGGTACATTTCCAAGGCCATCTGTGCTTGGTCTAGATTTTTAAAACGGCTCTTCATTGCACGGTCACCATGACGAATTTCAAATCCCGCACGTTCGTCTCCGTATATTTCACATGAACGACCGTCTTCTAATGCAATGGTTTTAACCGGTGCTGATTCCGCATAGGTTGGTTCTTGCACAGGTGTTGTGGGCATTTGTACAATGGGATTCTCGTCAGTGGGATCTTCTGCAACAGCAGTGATTTGTTTGGCAATGATGCTGGCATCTTTCGCAGGCTTTTTACTGATGTCACGATCTACTCGAACCGGGTCTTTTAAGTCAGTGTCTTTCTTTTCGTCAGCAATACTGTCAAGGTAGTCAGCAAAGGACTTTTTAACCTTGTCTAACTTGTCTTCACTGGTCACTGCTTCTTCCAGGGCTTCCTCGTCGTGCTCGACACTTTCGCTGGAGCCAACCATGTAACCAGCACTGGGTGCTTTCTTGTTGGGATTGCCGCCTAGTACTGGACCTTGATCGGGCATTTTAAATAATGCAGGCATTTGTGGCACAGACCGTTGTTGTGCGTTCAATCCTTTTGAAACGCTATCTGGTGTGATAGTGCTTTCAATCAATGCAAGTCTCTGCATTATCGTGTAAATTTCATCCATGTTATGCCCTCGCGTCCTTCAAATAACTTTTCAGTTGCCACTGATACTTGCCGTGTTGGCTTTGGCGTTCTGCGGCAAAGTTTGCAATGTCTTCACGACCTTCGGCAGCACTGGCTTCGAAAACTTGGCGGCTAAGGTTGATCATTATTTGGGTGTCTGCGAGTAATTCTTCCAGCATCAAGCGAGCACGTGGCACTTTGGTTTGATCCGGTATCTGTGTTAGTTCTAAAAAGCGGCTGAGACTGCCAGGGGCATATTCTTCTGTGGTGCGGATGTATTCAGCAATGGGATCTATAGCATCAAACGCATCTTCGTAGATCTTAGATAAAAACTTGTGCAATTCACCAAAGTCTGGCCCTTCCACATTCCAATGAAAATAGTGTGCCTTCAAATAGTACGAAAATGTACTGGCCAAATAGGTCTTTAGTAAATCACTTAACATTTGTTTTCCTTGCTTTCTTTCTCATACTTTTCGGGGTATTGGGAAAAGGGTCCGTGGTATATTTACCAGAAAAGAAACTATCGGGATTTCTTGACTGCATGCCGCCCATGGGCATGGCCACAGTGGCAACGCTACCACTACTGGTGGCACCAACGGATGCATTTTCTTTGATAAATTCCTGAGCTCTCATGTGAGTATCTTTAGTAGATTTCCTTTGATTTTTCCGGGACCGTAATCCACACGCATATTTAAAACACGTATGGTGGCACCGGGAGAATTGACAAGTTCGTAACTGATTACATATTCGCCTGGCTCTGCTTCGATCTGTATCATTTCTTCAAGATACTCATCTCGCCAACGCCAGGTTCTTTCAGCAAATAATTCGTCATCTACGTAAACGCGGTAAACAGGTGGAGTTTCAGTCCAACTGCAATCAACGTCACATAGCACACGAATAAATTGTTTCATTGTGTATTTAGTGTTATTAACCGCATAGTTAAATTACAAATAAGTATCTATATGGCCAACATAACAATTCCTATAGTATCTAAACGCACCGCACCGGTAGTAACAGGTGACGGCGGCGCACGTGATTTAGCTATGATTGAAACCATGAAACGCATGGCCGCTAGGCCCGAGCGCACAAGAAAAAATTTAACCCCTGTAAATTTACAATCAAATGTGTCAAGAAACACTCGTGTGGCACTGATACTTGCCCCAGAATGGGGTCCATATATTCCACCTTATAATCTTGCTAGACTGACCGCACTATCTAAAGCATCCGGGTATGCCACACAATGTTTTGACATAAACATCGCGGCCTATCACTACGGAGATAAAGACCAGTGGAACGGATACAATGATTGGCGCTGGAAAAATGAAACATATTTTACTGACATACACAGATCTATTGAACCGTTGTTGATCGAATACATTGACAAGATTGTTGCGTTTAACCCCACTGTTGTGGGTTTCAGCATTTATTACAGCAATAACCAATGTACCAACTGGATTATACAACAACTAAGACAGCGTATCCCAGATGTAAGAATTATAGCAGGTGGGCCACAGGCCACGCAAGAACAACTTATTGCACCGGAGTTAATGGACCACATTGTGGTAGGTGAAGGAGAGATTATTTTCATGGATCTACTAGACAAGGTTGAAAATAACATAGTAATTACCGAGCATATACATCGCCACGACAAAGGTATTCGAATTGACCTTGACAGTATGCCCATACCAGACTACAGTGATTTTGATCTAAGCCTGTACACTATGGGCACAGGTATATCTTCTGAAATGAGTCGAGGCTGTGTGGCCAAATGTCAGTTTTGCAGTGAAACCACATTCTGGAGATATCGTAACAGGCAGGCGTTAAGCATTGTTGACGAAGTGGAATTCAATTACAATCAATACGGAATTAAAACAGTTTGGTTCATTGACAGTTTGGTCAACGGTGACCTAACAGAGCTACGTCAGTTTGCTCAAGAAATTGTAGCACGTAAAATAGATATTGACTGGCTAGGATATGCTAGATGTGATCATCGTATGGACATCAAATACTTGCAAGATCTCAAATCCAGTGGGTGTGCAGTATTAAATTTTGGAGTTGAATCAGGATCTAATCATGTTCTTCAATTGATGAAAAAAAATGTCAAACGTGAAGCAGTAGAACAGAATCTAACTGACATGACAGTGATTGGCCTACACGCATTTACAAATTGGTTTACAGGATTCCCGGGCGAGACACAAAATGATGCTGCCGAAACAATGACACTACTATGGCGCACAAGAAATACCACCATCACTGGCCGAAACTTTGGAATCTGTAATCTAAATCCAGACACGCCGTTGTCACAGAATAGAGAAGACTTTGATGTAAGTCGTGGGCACTATGGCGGACATTGGGTGACCAATGATTATACAAATACAATTCTGCACAGATTAGTCAGATATAAATCCGCTAACATAATACTCAACCATTTGCACTGCGACAACCGGACCCCGCCAGGTATTCAATCCCGACCGGAACGCCCGGGTATTGAATCGCACTATGAATTGTTGTACGACAAAAACAACATACAAGATATCATACCCTACGAAATGTTTGACTATGCCATAATCAAGCTGTCAACAAATCCCATTGCTGATTCGTTGGTAAACGAAATATGGCCGTTGTTACGAGTATTATGGTTGGCAGTGGGCGAATTTAAATTGGATGTGAGATTTGATCCCACAATTGATTTGCCAGAATTCGGGCCTGGATCGTGTTTGAATGATGGCTTGCGTCCCAATGATTATTTTAAAGCACATTACAAATTTGAAATTGGCAGACATGGTGCGTGGCATGCGGATTTTGCTACAGAATTACAAGCAGGCGGCCCCAATGGCAATCCCACTCAGGACGGAAAAACCTATGCATTTACTCATGCATGGCAAGGCACCGGAACCTGGGATCGCCCCGAATAACAATTTAGCAGTAGTTTTGCTTAAATACTCAATGACTGAACTTATCTATACCCTAATAGTCACACATATCACTATAATCTGTGTTACATTATACCTACATCGCGGGCAAGCACATCGCGGCATTGTTTTTACTCCTGTGTTAGAACACTTCATGCGCTTTTGGTTATGGGGAACTACCGGCATGGTGACCAAACAATGGGTTAGCATCCATCGCAAACATCACAGATTTAGTGATGCAGAAGGTGATCCACATACTCCGCATGTGTACGGCATAGGTCGTGTGTTGTTCCGTGGCGCAGGCCTGTATCACTCAGCCAGCCGAGATGCTGACATGGTGGCACAATATGGCGTAGGTACACCGGATGACTGGATGGAACGCAATGTGTACACTGCACACAGCAGACTGGGCATTGTGTTAATGCTGGCAGTTGATGTTGCGTTGTTTGGTGTGTGGGGTGTGTTAATCTGGGGTATACAAATGGCATGGATACCGTTCTGGGCAGCCGGAGTTATCAACGGCATTGGACATTGGTGGGGATATAGAAATGGCGAAACTAAAGATCACAGCAGAAACATTGTGCCTTGGGATATTGTTGTTGGTGGCGAATGCCTGCATAACAACCATCATCTGGATCCTGCTAACCCTCGACTGAGCCGTCGTTGGTTTGAATTTGATGCAGGATGGATGTGGCTCACAGTATTTAGACTAGTAGGACTGGCTCGCTTACGTAGTTAACGCAGTTCTTTGATTGAGCCCACGTGCCAATCTTCAATGCGGTACTGTGCTTTGATCATTTGTCTGGCCACATGAGTGTTGGGAGCCCAGACCACTGCATCAACCCAGCCCACATATCCAGGATTTTGAACACGCACTTTGGCAGTCCATTGCTTTGCACCTCGAACGATTTCTTTGGCTCGCATCAGCAGTTCCAGCGACGACGTGCTTTACAGATGGCCTTGTCTGGCGTTTTGGCACATGAAATACTGTGCATCTTCATTTGTCCGCGACTGCGGCTACAATAACTCTTTCTACGCTTGCTGGCCTTGCTACCCCGCTTTAGTTTGCTGGGTTTGGTAGTCACAGCAGTCTTTAGTTTAGAACCAGGATTCTCTCTGCGATAAGCATTCACAGCCTTTTGACTCATGCCTGCAGTACGATCTCGTTTGTTGGCCTTTTGCCAGTCTTCGTTCAGTTGCGAAGTCACAGCAAACGCATACAGTTCATCTTCGGTCAGGCTTTCTAGGTCCTCCCATACTGCTTCAGCATCTACACCATTTTGTTCAGCAATGCCTTCGATAATAGATTCAATAAGATCAAACTCTTCTGTCAAGCCTTCTTCAGCATTGGGTTTGTCACGGAGTGGGCCGCCTGTGACCCAGGCATCGCAGGTTCTACGGCTGGCACATTTGAATTTTAAGAACTTACAATAACCCATCTCACCTGCATCAATTACACCGGCTGCATCCGCAGGAGAGTCACTGTCGATGCCTTGAGCAATGCAGTCCAGGGTGTGTTGACGTATATCAAAAGCCGCACAGTTGCCGCATAGGCTCGACTTGGCTTCGTCTACTGAGTCCAAGTTCCACTCATCAACTTTTTTCATCCAGAACTTAGTGTTGGGCATGTCTGGATTTAGCGGCCCATAGCCATAGTCATCAATGGCTTTTTGTCTGTTCTTGAGATTGAGTGTAATGTCTTGTGTAGCAGGCGGGCACTTGTTATCAGAGTCTTCTACTATGCTTTCAGCAGACACACAGTTGGGAACCTGACGGCCACCTTTGTTCTTCATGCCCTGTTGTTGATAACCGTCCCAGCATTTTTCATCCAGTTGTGCTTCCGCCGCCCCTTGTTCATCTATGCTTTCTCCAGTACCTACGTTATGTCTAAATTCAATGGCCTTAGTATCTGTGTTGTATATTGTAAAGTAAGTGTTTGGATCGTGCGTTTCTTTGGCCATTGATTTAACAACTTCAAAAGCTTCGTTTTTAGTTAATACTTTTGAAGATACATCTTTGCTGTTGATATAAACTTTATAAACTCTATCCCGGCCACTATTTAAATTCAAATCTCGATTTACTCCTAGTCTTTCGTCAGGAGATAATACTTTATTTTTAAACCAACGGAACAATAACCAGAAGAAATAGGACATAGCAATGCCATTGACTACCATTTGGGCAACATCGTTAAAGCCTTCCGCCACACCTTCTGATTTGTTGCCATAGTTGCCCGCACCTTTTTTGCGACACTGTACCAGTCGACCGGATGCATAAGCACTGGGCCATACTTTTGCACTAGCCTTGACCTTGTAGTAGCAGGCATCTTTCTTTTCCATCAGATCTGAATATTCAACCACAGGTCCACCACAGTGCGGACAAGTGTGTTGTGATTCTGTAATGATATCTTTTATGTTCATTTTTTAGTTCCTTTTGTGCTGACATTTATTGCTGGTCCTGAACGATTGGCATTGGGATCTTTACGGCGTTTTCTGGCTGCGGCACTGGCCCGGCCTTTTTTACCCAGAGCATGTGCTTTGGCCTGTGGCAAACACTTGGGTTTGCCTTCTGATTCCGACCCTCGAGCACAGTCACCACGTATTTTACCGTCGGGTCCAAAGCGTACCCATTTGTCTTTGAACCAGTCACGAAGATTTTCATTCACGTGTGTGTTGGCATGTGCCTCACACATGCCACATGTTTCACACACCATTTCCATTTCAACTGATTCGTTCTGTTTTCGTTTACCGGCACAGTGCGCCTTTTGTGAGAAGCCTCGAGGGTGGCTGCAATTGATACTGCTTTTGTATTTTTTGCTCCACTTTTCGAATACAAACTCACTTGCTTTCATTTTTTCTTACCTCGTCTCATATTTAGTTGCCACTGTGCCATCCTGCGGCGTTCACCTGTGCTGGATCCAGCAATCTTTTCCAGTTGGCCCAAGGTGGCTTTTTTAGGAATCCCTACTCGCTTGCTCAAGCCCTTGCGTCCAGGATTCTTACCATCTGCAAAATTCTCTGCTACACCTTGCTTGGGAATCAACAATTCAGGCATACGATACTCACTGACATCTACTGGATATGGCTGTAGTGATGCTTTGTATAATTCAGCATATTGTTCTTGTTCTTCAGGTGTCTTGGCTCTGTAAAACTTGTTGGCAATGGCCATGTCGCCTACTAAAGTTCCTGGTGGAATTGAAATCTTTTTTGGACCATAGTATTTTAATTTGTCAGAATCTTTGTTGGTCAAACTGTAAAAGGTTGATTCCCATTTGTCTGGATGCAGGGCATATTGTGCAGTTGCTCTTTCTGGCACAAACTCTGCAAGTGTATCTGCACCAGGATGAAATTTACCTAACTTGGATAAACTTATAGCAGTATCATTGCTTTCGCCTTCCGCCACACCTTGTGGGCCCTGTTCAACAGCTACATAAGCAGGACCGGTATAACCATCTGGATACTTATGAAAGTGCTGAATAGTTCTATGCCAACCTTCTAGCAAATCATAACCATCGGGACGTTTAACAAGTATCACAGGTTCTCTACGAACACCACCTTGTTGTTGTGCTAATGCCGCTTGAGTGGCATGTCTTTCTTTGTCTTTTGGAACACCCATACCTAAATCACTACTCCCACCGGCACGGCCTATTAATAGTTGTTTAGTCTTTGGATCAAACATATCCATTGTAAACTTCATATCGGGTATCAGTTGCCATTTAGTGTTAATAGTAAGACCTGCACCTTGCACTTTTTCTATAATGCCGTTTTTAACAGCGTCTGCAGGGAGATTACTAAAATTGCCTTTGTTGGGTACTAGCCAATCTTTAAGGACATACTCAGGCCAAGTGGGCAACAGACTCTTAACATATTGTAATAGTCTATCTCTATATTCGATTAAAAATTCATTGGCTCGCATGTTAACTCACTATTGGTAGCACAGTAACATCTGTGCCATAGCTGTAGCCATTGTCGGTCAACCACTGTGTGGCCACACGGTTAGCATCACGCTGTTGATTGCCTATGCCGGAAAATCTATGCAGTTCATTACCATCAGAATCTACAATCTTCCAAGCACCTGTAAATGCGCCTGGTACAGCTCGTTGTTGTGCTAGGTCTGCGGTGGATCCTGCCACAGGTGTAGATGCCGTTTCTTCTGCTGGTTCAACTTGATAGTTGCCATCAAAGTCGTTTTCTCTGGCCCATAGTGCGGCTAACTCATTGGCTTTTGCTCTAGTGTTTTCTGCAGGACGGAAACGATATACTTCGCGATTTAATCCGTCAATAATTTTCCACTGTCCTGTTGGGCTTGTGGCTGTACGACCTGCGGCTATTGGCATGTCTAAGCCAACAATTCCAACTCCACCGACGGTACGTATGCCAAACATACGTTCAGCCTGACCTCGTTGTAGGCTATGTGGACCGTGTTCAATGTAATCATTGAGGCGAACCAATGCCTCTTCATCATTGGTGATTCCATCAGCATCCTCTACTGAGTTGCCAGTTTGTTTGTTGTAGATTTCATATTTGGGAGTTTGCTCGGCAGGTGCTTCGCGAACAGGAACAGCTGACCAACCGTTGTTTCTGAAGAACTCTTCCTCGGTGGCACCACTGGTGTTTAAATTCCATTCTTTTCTGGCTTTTTTCATTGCTTCAAATTCAGTAGAAGCAACAACCTCTATACCCTGACTCTGATATGGAGAATCACTGCTACCAGTGACTTTCCAAACAAAGGTCTGCTGAGATTCTTCATATGGACGCAACGGTTTGGCAGTCATATCTTTAGCCGTGGCCCAATCTGGGTATTCTGCCCGGCCTTTTTCAATTGCTTCTTCCTTGCTGGTAGCAACAACTTCAACACTGGCACCAAAACCTGGGCGGCCCACACGCCACCAATATTTCTTACCTTCGGTTGGATCTTTTTTAATTTTGCGTTCTAGTTGTGCTTGTTTAACAAAACTACGCAAGGCAGCTGCAGGAATCTTGCCTGCCACATATTCACTGAAGTACTTGATAGTATCGTCACCCTTTTGATCCTGCGTCAACAACTTGTACAGTTTCTTCAAGTATTCTTCGCGATACATTTCGGGGTTCAGGGCCGCACTCATGGCCACTGTGAATCGCAACAGAGTGTTTTCGATCTTGTCAAAGTTTTCGTCCAACCAATCGCCACCGGGTGAGCGGAATTCAATGTGTCCGTCTTTGGTATTGATACTGGTATACTTGCTAGTAGCACCTGAGTGTATGGCCTTGCTTGCCAAACTGTCCAGGTTGCCTTTCATTTTGTCCAGCAAACGTTCGGCTTCGTCAGGTTTAGTGCGCACTTGATCGCGTACCAATTTCATTGCTGATTTAGCGTAGGTATTGCCAGCACGACCAAAGTTGTCCAGCACATACTCGTCGCCCATTAACAGGGCTAGTTTAACAAAGTCCAAGTTTTCTCTACTGTAGTTGGGTACAGATATGTTGATGTGCAGGCCTGTTGAATCATTGGTGTAGCAACCATATACCTTGGCCCACTTTTTAACCTTGTTCAAGTCACTTAATATATCGTCAATGGGCAAGGGTGGACTTACAAACTCCAGGCCTACATCATCGCTGTCATCGGCTTCTAAACTGCCATCAGGTTCCACAATATAATGTTGTGCAGTTGGGCTGGGTCTTGTTACCCCGCCACTGTGGTAGTTGCCGCTGGCTCGAACGTCACGTCCTATAGCATCTTGAAATTCGTTGGCAACATCTTCGATACTGGCCTCACCGCCACCCTGTGAATACAAGTGAGGCCAATTTATATCATAATTGCTTTCAACGTCCTGCATGGTATTGATATTATTATCTTCCAGCCATTCTGATTCTAAATCTGCATTTTGATTAAAATCTTCTTGAGCGGATTCACGTGCGGCATCATACCAGTAGTTGCCGTAGCCTTCTTCAACAATTTTTTCGGCAGCATTGCGATATACTTGTCTATCGGGCTCTGGGTATTCACCGTAATCGCCGGGTTCTATACCTAGTATTTCTGCAATTTCATCTGCACTGGCGTTTTCTTTAATGTAGTTGTAAACAAATTCAACTTCGTCTCCGTCCCAACGAGTATCAAACGACTCACTTAGCCATTCGTAATATTGATCCTGCATCCGGTCACGCAGTCTAGTGACATCGCCGCGGCTGTTGTAATCTCCATCGTAGAAGAAATCATAAGCCTCCTGTATGCTACTAACACCTTCATCGTAACTGTAATCGGCTTCCATTTGACCGTCGTCATCGCCGCCTTCCACATTGGGCACAATCATTTCAAATTCCATGCCGGCAATAGCACCGGTCTTGGCCGCTTCACGACGCAGGCTACCTGTGCTCATGTTGATTTCGAACAACTCATCTTCGTATATCAGCGGCAACTGCCCAGTTTCTTTAAACTCACGCAGTGCATTGGCCAAGCCGGTCATTAACAAGCCTGGTTGTCCTTGACTGTTGGTCTTTAGTCCTAGTTTGTTTGCTTCTTTACCCACAGCACCAGGACGTACATCTCGGGTCAGAGCCATGCTAAAGCGTGGATCCTTGGCCTGCTTCTTTGTGGGAATATATCCTGATGCTTCTGCTAAATCATCTGTTTGGCCGGCAGCAAAATGTTCCGGGTGCAGTTTGGCATAGTTACGCATGAGTACGCCGGCACGAGCATTGGCTTCGTTTTCGTATGGACTGCCAGTTTCGCCTGCGTCAGATCCCATGTCACTGCCATCACGTTCGTGTTGATGTTTGTGTGTGAGTTCATGTGCCACTGTGCGCAACACATCCATGATGTGTCGTTGTCCCCAGGCCACTTCTAACATTTTTTCATTGTCGTTGTAGCGACCAAACGTCTTGTGCCGCACTGGCCACTGTGGATCTTTACGCAGGCGAACACGTGGCATCTGTTCAATTGTTAATTCTGCAACACAAAACTCCACAAAGTCTGTGAGTATATCTTCATCTGACTTGGGTTCTTCATTCAAGAACATCTGTGTTGTGGGACTTACTCCGTCCCATGAAGCACCAACATCTTCTGTGGCTTTGAATCCGTAGGTGAATTTAAATGGTTTATCGATTTCAATAGACCGTTCTTTAAGACTCAGTGCTCGATCTTTGGCAGCGGTTCTGGCATCATACAACTGTTGTATCACACCTTGTGAACGCAACATCTTGTACGCAATGTTTTCTGGACCCAGTTCACCATGCTGATCAAGTCCGGCTTGACGCATCTTTTTAATCTTGGCAGCAGTGTTGGTTAGACGTTTTAGGTTGCCAGATTTCACTGCTGATTCAATACGATGCTTGATCACATCGTACTTGCTCTTGACCGCAGTGTCGTTTATTGTGGAACGTTTTTTCAGTGGAATGTTGATCCAGTCGTTATTCAGCACACTGAATATGCCTTGACTCACTGCTGATTTGTTGGCGTTTTCCACATAGAGTTCTACATCGTAGCCACCAATTTTGATATTGTGTGTTTCGTTGTACTGAAACTTTTTAGCATCAAACAGCTCGCGATACACTTCACTCACATCTGCTTCAGGCAGGTCAACTACCAAGTGCAAGTCTATGTCACTATGTGGAGTATATGTGTAACCAGCATTGCTGCCGGACAAGGTAATGTCTTTGACATTTAAGTCGCCAATCCCCAAACTTTGTTTAAAGTCTTCAGCAATTTTTAACAGCGTGGCCCGCACCTGTGGGCGCATTTTATTGCCCTGCCAGATGCGTGGGTTTAACTGTTCATTAAATTTAACAGCGTCAGCAAGGTTGTAGGAATCTAGTTCAAGAATATTCATGATTGTAATATTTAGCGCAAATGAAAAAGCCACTGGGCAAAGTGGCTTTTGGAATCGGAATTAAACTAGCAGTTTATTTCTTTTTGCTGGCTTTTTTGCTTGATGCCAACACCGTGGTTTCAGCCGGCGCAGGTACCGCGGCAGCTTTTGCGGCAGCTTGTCTTGCTTCCACCATTGGAGTAACATCAGTGATCAGTTTCTCTTGTGACTCGTGTGCGAATGTGTATGTGCCGGTGTGACGTAGTAACACACGTTTGTCAACCCAAACCCGGCCACCTAGGTCACGCCAGTTTTCACAGAATGTCCAGTCTTCACTGTAGTAACGGTTTTCACGCACTGCTGTGTCAAAGTAGGTTTTCATATAGGGGTTGAGTTCCACTGGCAGGCCAATGTCGTTGATAAACGGCTTGGTTGCAGGGTGTGCATTCAACTTGTCAAACACATGCCGTTTGACTAAAAAGAAGCCTGTACCTGTTTTACTAACTTCTTGCAGACCATCTGCACCTTCTTCTGCACCGTCAAATCCATTCACACACCATTTGATTGGCAGGCTTTTCATTGGGTACAATCCACCAATCACATCCACATCACGGTTCAACATGACCAACAGGTGCCATGGCTCCCAGCCAATGTCAGCATCCACAAACATCAAGTGTGTTGAGTCAGGATTGGCCAAAAACTTGGCCACCATGGTGTTACGAGCACGACTGATCAAACTTTCGTTTGTGAGTGTTTCCATGGTCCAATCAATGCCCAACTGACGTGCAGTGTTTGACCATTTGATGTAGCTCATAAATGTTGACTCAGTCAACATACCGCCGTAACATGGCATACAAATGTGAACTCTTGTGGTTTTTAAGTAATCAATGTTTACTTGGATTTGTTGTTGCCCACCCACCTGTTGTGGTGTTGATGGAATTTCTGTTGTGGGCACAACATCTGGCATTTTGCCTGTTACGTTTTGTTCTTCAGCCATGTTTTCCTTAAAAAGTTAGTCAGATATTTACTACCAGTTGCCTACCCAGGTTAAATTTCTACGGTGATTAATTCAAATTCGTTGGCACGTTCTTCATAGTTAATGTAACCACGTGGGTTGCACAAGATACGTGTAGAACCAATCCGGTAATCAAACACATGATGTGTATGACCGTGTGTCCACAGTTTAATTTGCGGATGATCTAATATGTAATCATCCATGTTGCTACTGTAGCCACCGTTCATGATCACATCATCTGCATAGCGTGGATGTGTGCTCAATTTGCTGGGACTGTGATGTCCGCAAACCACAAACTTTTGGTCCGGCTTGCCCTCAATGATTTGCTGAATATAACCTCGGAATTTTACATGTTCTTCCATGGCATCTTCGGGACTAAACTTTGCAGTACGAGTTTTGAAAATGGGTTTTTCACGGTTGTCTACCCCGTTGATTTGCTCATAGTTCTTGTAGTTTACAACTCGGTTGGAGTTTTCAACACAGCGAAAGTCATTCATCATGCTGGTCATGTGATACAGAGTTATTCCGTCACCGTTGTTCATGTCTGTCCACAGTGTGCCACCGATAAAGGTAACATCGTTGATAACCTTGATTTCTTTTTCCAACAGGTAAACGTTTGGCAAGTAACCGAGCACATTCTTTAAGTGTTTTTCTGTGTGGGCAAAGTCGCCGTTATAATGCTCATGGTTGCCCATGATGTAAATCACGTGTGGGAACTGTGCAGAACATCGTTGCATAAAATCGTGATAACGATTACTGCGGTATTCTGGTCCCATGATTCCGTGTGGATCATGCTGTGTCATGTCTTTGGCCACAAGAATATCTCCAGAAAGAATTAGTACTTCTGCGTTGTTGTTATTGGTTAGGTCTAAGTCACCAAATTCCAGGTGAACATCACTTGCTACTGCTATCTTCATACTCCGTACTCCGAGTATTATCGATTATATGTTTTTTCGTCTATATAATCAGGGTTGATGTGTGTAAAATCAGCGTGGATGCTGTTTACTTGTTTTTCTAATTGTAACACATTCTCCAGCCACTCCACAACCTTGACATTGCCGATCTGACGCGATTCGCGAATATAATTTTGGGCCTGCTCAGAAATGCCTAATTTCTTATCAAACACTGCGCGGATTGCTGAATCTGGTTGACCATACAAGTCAGCAATAACTTGATCTTTGTCACGGTCGTTGCCTTTGAGATACATTTTGCGTATTTCGGATGCAGAGTTAGCATCAACTCCATTTACTTTAAAGTTGATAGTGGGAGTGATCACAACGTAGCCATGTTTGGTCATGGGCTTGATTGACTTTTTATTTTTGGGCAATGGTTGTAGATAACCTGGGGAGCCATCTTTTTTAGGAGCAAAGTTAAAACGTTCAGCATCCTTGGCACTCACAGCAAATACCAGCACTGTGTTGGCTTTTTCTTCGTCAGGAACAGCACTGGTAATTTCAACAGCTTGATATGGATTTTTTACATTGACAATGCGACTGGCAGGAATACCCAGTTTGGTCATCATCATTACCTTGTCGGAGTAACTGAACGGACTAGTAACAGGTGCTTGTACACCACTGGTAGCAATGTACACACTGGCATCGCCGTACTGTTTGTTCAGCCAATCGTAGCTGGCCTTATGGCCTTTATGAAATGGATGGAAACGTCCTGGGTAGATTACTAGATAATTCATTATAGCATATTTATGCTTACATGTTTTCTAGCAGCCACAGGTAAATTGGTGTTGTAAATCGTAAACTCACATGACCATTACAGCCCATGTCACCAAAGAATTTGTCTTCAATAGGTGCTTGTGATCCGTTAAAACTGTGATGATACACACTTTGGTCAACAAACACCTGACCCAGTTCAATGTCATCAAATGCAACATTAGTAATGGACAACATTGCATCTTTGGTAATATTACCGTCGTCGTCTACAATAGTGTGCTCCGGAGTTTTATTTTTCATCACAAACTTAAACTCATGTTCGCCTTCGTCGTCGAGAATTTCTAAACTCACAGGCATCGGTTCTGTCATGTGATCAATTGAAAGTAGCAAAACATCATCAAGCAACACTTCAAACCCCAGTGCGGCGGCATAGTCAGAGGAGGTGAGATCAAAAGAGACTGTTATTTTATCCATAATTATTCCTTAGTACGAAACTGTTACGTTGTTGATGTAAGCAGGGTTATTGTCATATTCTTCGAAGCTGGTTACTACTGCTTTTAACCAGGAAAAATTACCGGTCAAATTAACAGGGTATCTAAAGTCAGTTGCAGGTGTAGATCCATCACCGTATTCAAACACATCAAACCAGTTGGCATCAGCAGGATCAAAATCCAGTGTTGCTTGCAGGGTTATTTTACCCGGAAAGTTTTCAACAGTGATAAACACAGTTTCTAAACTGCCTTGCCCTTGGTAGTAGCCTACTGCTTTAACAGGATCGCTTTCAAAGTCAACAGTACTACCATCATAGTTGCCGCTGGGGGTGCCGGTCACTAGGTCGCTTAATAATGTCAACGTTGTGATAGTCATGTTATGCTCGTTCCGCTTCTACGACAACCCCTGCACCAGCCAGTTCTTCTGCTACACTTTGTAGTGCTGTAACAATGTCTGCTGTGGCAATTTCGATGCCAGCATCTGTATCTTTGACCAATTTTGATAGTTTGATCACAACTATTTCTTCGTGTATTTTTGCCATAGTATATTACTTATGATTTTATGATCTGAATTGTGTTTTTTATCAAGCCGGGATATACCAAACTCAACATGGTCATCCAGCCAGTGTCCGTGTGATCCACAAAATAATACGACTCAGTCCAGCCTCGCCAATTAGTGTGCAATGTCCAGTCCTTCAATCCCGGACTTAATCTAATGCCTTCTTGCTTTTTTAACAAGTTGCTGATTGATCGTTTTTGCTGTTCGTTTACCACCACTGATCTCAAGTAGGTGCGATGCGTGTATGCAGATTCTTTAAGACAGATAGTGTCTCTGGGACGATCAATCACTGCTTGTGTGTAGGTTAGATAACTAAGCCCTGACACTGTGTCTGTTATTTCAGAGAACAGTTCGGAATCATTGGTGTACACACGTACTTGATTGTATTCTATCACCACTTTGTGTTGATATTTGGTGTTGATCAACACATCACACATGCTGTGTAAATTTTTTACCACGTCATCTGTGATGGCCCGGTTTGCAGAATAGTAGTCTTGTAGTTTGTTTACCCACTCTCTACGCACTGATACAACGTGATCAATTGCATCATGGTCAAGTTTACGCAGGCATCCTGCTTCCCGCAGCCGGCCATACATGCAGTATCGGTATTGATCGTAAAACAACCGATCTTTACTTACATCATTGAATGTTGGGATTGAATTGGTCAATTACAATGTATCCTTCGTCATTGACAACAGGTATGGTCAATGTTGATGTGGTTGTGAATTCCACTGCGTCATTGACCATACTGGCATGAATTGCACAGTCAGCAATTTGATCAAACAAGATGCGCTTGCTCAATGGTACACGGATCAGTTCGTCAATCTTGCGACCCAATGGACGAGCACCCATCTTGGGATCGTAACCCTTGTCTGCCAGCATGTCGATCACATCTTCAGCAAAGGTAAGACGAATGTTCTTGCTCAACAATGTTTCTTGCAACTCTGCTGTGAACTTGACCACAATTTTCTTGATGGCCAATTTGTCCAACTTGTTGAACTTGCACACTTTGTCAATACGATTACGCAGTTCAGGCTTGAAGAACTCTTTCATGGCACGATCTTCTTCGCCAGATTTTTCTAATGATTGACCAAAGCCAATGTTGTTGTTTTCATTGTCTCTAGCACCCAGGTTCGAAGTCATTATAATGATACAGTTCTTGACGTCAACTGATTTACCACTGCTGCCGGTGATCCGGGCCTCGTCCAGCATCTGCAACATGATGTTGACCACATCCGGGTGTGCCTTTTCAATTTCGTCAAACAACAGGATACTGAACGGGTGCTTGGAAATATCGCTGATCAACTTGCCACCACCCACATTGCCGTCATCAAAGCCCACATATCCCGGTGGCGCACCAATCAAACTGGCAATGCTGTGCTTCTCTTGGAACTCACTCATGTCATATTTCAGCAGGTGCATGTCGAGATTTTTACTCAGCAGTTTGGCCAATTCTGTTTTACCTGTGCCGGTTGGACCCAGGAACAAGAAACTGGCCACAGGCTTTTTAGCATTGCCAATGCCGGAGAAGTTGATGTAGATACGTTCTAGCACAGTGTCAATGGCTTCGTCTTGTCCGTACAAGAACTGCTTGATGTTACCTTCAAGTTCAGTGACTTTGGTACTGCGTTCGTTTTGTAATCTATCCAGTGGAACTCCAGTGACACGACTGAGTTGCGCCATAATCATGTCACGGTTGATAGTGACTGTGCCTAGGTCTTTGACACGTTCTCCAGCACAAGCGCCATCCAACAGGTCAATTGACTTGTCAGGATTCTTACGATCATGAATGTAGCGTCCACTTAGTTCCACAGCCGCTGTCATTGCTTCTGTGTCAATTAGCACATTGTGGAATGTTTCTAACCGGGGGCTAATGCCAATTAAGATTTGTTCAGTGGTTTCTGCATCGGGCTCACCAATGTTGACTCTGTGGAATCGACGCATCAACGCACGATCCTTTTCAAACGATTCGTAGTATTCTTCCCAAGTAGTTGATGCAATGACCTTGATGTTGCCTTTGGTAATGGCCGGCTTGATCATGTTGGCAAAGTCCAAACTGCTGGAGCCACTGGTGCCAGCACCCATCATGGTGTGTGCTTCGTCAATGAACAAGACACAGTTCTTTTTGGTTTCCAACGCGGCAATAACGTCCTTGAACTTTTCTTCAAACTCTCCGCGATACTTTGAACCTGCTAGTAAGGATCCAATCTCTAATCCCCAAACTTCAGAGCCTTTAAGGAACTCTGGAACACGACCTGCGTTGATCTCCTGTGCAAGCCCGTCGATGATGGCCGTTTTGCCCACACCTGGATCGCCTACCATGAGTACATTGGCCTTGAACTTGCGAGCCAACACAGTGATCATTTCTTCAAGTTCAGTGGCTCGACCAATCATTGGCTCTAACTTGCCGTCGGTTGCCATCTTGCTTAGATTTGTACAGTGTTGATCCAGTATCTCGTTTGCACTTTCGTTGCTGAGACCTTTTTCTGGTGCGCTGTGATTCTTTTGGTAGAACTCAGCAAACTCAGTTTTGTGAACGCCATACTTCAACAAGAAATAGTGTGCATGACTGTTGTTTTCTGCCATCATTGCTAGATATAAATCCAACAGTGTAATTGATCTGCGTCCGGTAAACAGCACCTGTGTTAAAGCACGATTAAACATACGCTCAAGGCCATTTGTTTTGCGTGGTGTGTAATCTTCTTTGCTGGTTAGTAAACTAACCTGCGATAGGATATATGCACTGAGTTCGCCTTCAAACTGTTCAACGGCTGTGCCGTATTTGATCAACACCGATCGAAACGGTGCGTATTGAATCATGGCCATCAATACATGTTCAGTTATTACATAAGCATGGTTGTGGGCTTTGGCAATAGCAACAGCATTGTTGACAATCTTTTCAATTTCAGGATTATTTTGCATCTTTTCCTTTTGTGGTTCGTGTATATATTATTATACAGCAATTTGTTTTATATATCAAGAGGTAATTGTTCGTTTTTGCTCTATCATGTCCAGCAGATCTTTTGGTATGTCTTTGGGAATCACTGCCTGTATTTGAACCAGCATGTCGCCGGGACCTGTGCGTCCGGGCAATCCTCTGCCACGTAATCTCAGTCGAGCGCCAGGCTGTGTGCCTTTTGGCACAACAATGGTTATCTCGTTGCCCAGCAAATCTTTAACTACAGTTTCGGTGCCTAGTATAAGATCCCAGATGTTTACTTCGTGGTCAGTTAACAGATTTGATCCTTGTCGACCCCAGGTTGAACTGGCAGCAATTCTAAAAGTTATCACAAGATCACTGCTGTGTGGACCAATGCCCCGGTACTGAACGCTGTCGCCATCGTTGATGCCCACAGGAATTTCTATTTCTACTGTAGACGCACCAATGCCAATTGTGCGTTTGCCACCTGTTGCTACATCTGCCAAAGTAATAGTTAAGTTTGCACGACTGACTGTGGGCTGGTGGCGTTGTTGACGCTGTCCAAACTGTGTGCCAAACACATTAAAGATAGTATCAAAATCAAACTGTGGGCCACCTGCCGGATTAAAGTTGTTGAACTGTGGTCTGGGATTGTCGTACTGTTGTCGTTTGGCACTGTCGCCTAGGGTGTCATAAGCGGCTTGTATTTCTTGAAACCGGGCAGTGTCTCCACCTTTGTCTGGATGATGTTGGCTGGCCAACTTACGAAAAGCCCGTTTGATTTCATCTTGCGTGGCAGTTCGGCTCACGCCCAAAGTTGAATAGTAATCTATCATGAAAAAAGTCCTGTACAGTTAATTATACAGGACTTGCAGGGTCGAGTCAATTACTTCTTGACAGGAACTTCGTGTCCTTCTAGTTTCTTGTGTACCTTGACTTCTTTGCAGTTTTGTTTGACTTTTTTGGTTTTTGGATCAATTACATCCTTGCCTTCTTTGTCTTTAACATCAACACAAACTCGAGTTTTTTCTTTTGGCTCCTCGGCCACTGCAAATTGACTACCTAGAGCCAATGCTAATGCTAATACGATTTTTTTCATTTTATTTTTCCTTTATTTTATCCAATCATTACAGCCGAGTACAATGTGTACCTGTCTTTATTTATATTGCGTATATTGTGCAGTGTGCCAGCACCGTTGAGAAACATGATGCCTTTGTTACGTTGGCCGGTCATGGTGTAGTATGGTTCTGGTGAAGTGATATCAAACAGTTCAGTTCCAGTATCGTTGTCAGTTAAATTAACAATCATCTGTAGAATAATGTGATTATTATCACAGTGCAGAGATGTAGCAAATCCGGGTGCATCATAATTTATAACAGTTACAGTCTTTGCACAATCAACATAGTAATCAATATCTCTGTACCAGAGCTTTCTAAAATAACCCTTGCCTGTATCCGTGTCTACTAGAACAGCGGCACCAAGAAATTCTGCACATTGCCGGCCTGGCACCTGTAGTATTTCTTTCAACATGTCTGACGTGCAATCCATGCGACACTGTTTTCGTTGGTGACTGATAGCTGATGTTGTATTATCAACCCAGATGTCTGTGCAAAGTAATTCATTTGAACAATCAGGAGCATCAACTAGTTCAACTTCCCAAAACACATTATCATACATGCCATTTAAGTGGCTTGGCTGTAGCACTTCGTGTATGCGTCGTTGGCCTAGTTGTATATGCATCAGCGTTCCGGGAACGGTGGAATTACAGGTGCTGTCTTGCCACCCCAGCCTGTTATTATTTCTGTACTCGCTGCCGCTCCAAATCCTGTTGACGTGCTTGCAAATCCTGCGTTTGAAGGTTGTGATCCCCAGGCGTGTGTGACTGTTGTTGCTGTTGGTGCACCAAACGTACCAAGCCCGGACTGCGGTGTTGATCCAGGTATTTGATATGTTGAACCGACATTCGATGGTAAGTTGATTCCGCCATTGTTGGCTCCTCCTAGTTTTTCTTGTGTACGACCATAGGCTGCAATGCCCAACACAGCACCCATGGCAATGTGATACAACCCAGCGCCTTGCAAGGTAATAGGTTGCCACTGAATGTTGACCTGTCCTTTTGAAAGGCTTTGTAGCACTGACCACAGCACTGGAAATATCACAAAGTCAGCAATACAGGTCAACATGTAACTCCATCCCATCATGGGACGCCATTTTGAATTCATCCAGTCTTCTTTTTTCTTTTCACTCTCACTCATTTTTTGTGTCATATCTGGCTCCGTATTATAATTTTAAAACCACAGCCAATAGCCCTGGGCCATTAGCACTAATCCCAAAGCACCAACGCCCAGACTGGCCTTATACATTTTGTTGTTTACCGACAAAATACTAGCACTCAACAGCACAATAGCCAGTTGAAACAACATGCCGGAGAATGTTAGCCATGGGCTGTGTGCTCTAGCCGCTTCACGTGCGGCGTCTTGTGCTCGTGCCTTGGCCAGTAATTCTCGTTTGCCTTCGCCGGTGTCAGGTTCGCTTTCGTATCTAGCAATCTTGGCTTCTAGTTTCTCAATACGTTCTTTGTCAACACCTTTTCGGGCTTCTTCTAATTGTCCTTCGGCCAAAGTCTGTTTGATACTTTTGCTCTGATAGAATCCATAAGTGTTGCTGGCCTGTAACAGGTTGGTTTGTGCTGTGCTTGAAAAGCCATTGGCAAGATATGTGTTGGCAGCTAAAAATAAGGCCATAAACACAATGACCAGGCCGGCTTTGTCTTTGATCTGTGCTTCACGCTCTGAACGTGATAGGGGTTTGCTTTCGTCAGCCATTTCGTTAATCCTTTTTAATCACGGCCATGACACGGGCCTGTATGCGTTTTGCAAAGTCCGGTTGTGGAAAGTTCCAACCAATGAATGCTCCTACGGCCAACCAAAATAGTGTTTCCAACATGATTTATGCTCCTAGTATATGTAATGCGTGTTCAGTGTGCTTGATGCGATCTTCTAAGCCAATATAGCCACCGTTGATGGCTCGTGTTAGTCCCTTGGTATCATTTGCATCAGCAAATCTATTTAAGTTATTTTGTTCCCAAAAGAAACAAGCACTCTGTGCGGCACCTTCGAATGTGGCCAGGTACTCGGCAGCTTCTTCTACTGAAATGCCTAGTGATCCTGCAAAAAATGTGTAGTTGTCTTTGCCGGTCAACTGAATAAGTCCACGACCACAAAAACGCCAGCCATCGCCTGATGTTTCGTCGCCGTTGCCCATGCGATTGGCATACACTCTGTTGGCAATGCGCTCGGGTTTGTTGGCGTATTGTTGTGCTAGTTCTGCTGTGGGGAAATACTTTTTAAACACCGTCATCAAACTGGCGGCCTTGTAGTTTAGGTTTTCTTTGATAAAAACAAAATTGCCCGACTCGTGTGCGCACTGTGCCACAAAGTGTGCCACACGCAGGGGTGTGTTGATTTCGTAATCATCCAACAACTGGTCCAGTGCTTCGTGCCAGTGCGTGATATGGGGGTTCTTGACCATTTGTTTTAGTTGGTCCAGTGCTAGTATACTACTCATTTAACGGCTCCTTGTTTGTATTTAATCTTTTGATATGACATTACCGCCCAGTCCACACCCAGGGATCATTGATAATTGGTGTACCGTCAGATCGTTGCATGAAATTGCCACCGTGCATATCCCAATGATATCCCCGGGATTTGCCAAGATTAAATAGTTCGTCAAGAGTACTAACCATCAGTGGCATTCTCTCGGCACCCAATTTTTTCTCTAGTACCGCATACTCGTTTGGCTGATTTCTTTGCATGGAGTTCATAAACCCCTTCACAGTGAGAGCTTTGTATTGATGAAGCCAACTCCTAATCAGACGACCTAGGTCATCCAGGGCAAATCTTATTGGACCCTGAGTCTTTTTCAATGGCTCGGTTCGTATCATTAGATAGCGATTGTTGCCCCACATAAAACTGTCATGGCCATAAAATCGCGGCAACAAGGGATTGTTGCTGTGGTTGGTACAGTAGTCGTACCAGGTAAAAAACATCTTTTGATCAGGACTAAAGTCCTTTTTTCCTTGGGTGCCAAATATCTTCAACACCAAGCCGGTGCTGGGTTCTAAGTATGCCGTTTGGTCCACACCCTTGCCCAGATATTGATAACCCTTGGCTTCCAGTGCAGATCTGATGCCTTTGTCTGTGGTTGAAAATTCTTCTAGATTCTGCTCGTCGATAAATTCCTGCGATCTCATTTAACGACTCCTTCAAATATATTTTTTTGTATTCGATACCACTGTTGCCAAGCATCTGCTTTCACAGCGCACTCATAGTATGTGCCATAGTTGATGGTTACTGTTCTAGCAACATCACTTAACACAGGTGCATCTTTTAATTTTTCTAAATTGGGACAACGTTCTAAAGAGTTTAGTCCAGGCGGATCAGGAAACCGTGCAGTAACTGGTACTGCGGTTGAGCATCCTGCAAGTGCCACAAGTGTAACTAAACTAGCTACGACACGTTTGTTGATCATTTCCTATGCCCTTGACTTTCGGGTGCCATTCCCCAGGATGCATCTTCAGCGGCTTTCCGGGGCAATGATTTATAATTTTGTTTACGATCAGCACCGTGGAACTCTCGAGCAACATCCGGACTGATGCCAACTTTCTTGGCAAACTTGGGATTGTGTGCTGCCGCTGCCATTGTACGGAATTGTGCTTGGCTAGTAGACTTTTCGTCTAGTTCTTGTTCCGCTAAGCCACCTGCGGCTGCATCTTGCGCAGACATACGAACAGTTTCTGCATCACGTTCGGCATCTGCTGCCTGTGATTCCCAACTGTCAGGATTGTCGGGTTGATCTTCAATTATAAATTCACGTGCTCTCATTTCTTAGGTCCTTCTGCGGCATCGTTGTGTGCCTTGATAAATTCTCGGGGTATTTCACAAATGCCGCCTGGCATGAACTTGGTGTCATACTTGACTACTTCGCGGTCAACATATTGTTTTACAATCTCTGTGCGTCCACGAATGTACTTGATCGTCTCTCGGGTTTTGGTTTGTATTTCTGTGTTGGCAACAGCAGATTGTTCTTCGGCAATTTTTAACTTTGCTTCAACTTCTACAACTTTTGCTTGCCAACGATCATCGGCGGCTTGTCCGCCCAGCATCCAGGCACCAATGACCAACAACACAACGCCTGCCAACTCAGCAGGTGTTTTGTACAGTGCAACACCAGGAATCCAACGCACTGCTTTGCTGGCTAAAAATAGTCCAAATCCGCCTGCGGCAGCGGCCCAGGCAATGAGTACAAAAATAAAATCTGGGATTAAACTAAACATCCATGCAAGTTGCGACATACGTATACCTTATATATACGTATTTAGCAAGTGACGTGCGACACTCGACTCAGGGATTTACTTTAACCCCATGCTTTTTCGTATGTTTGTGGCACTGATATTATGGGTTGATTCGTCAAATGATTCTTGTTCAATTTTATAGCCCACGTCACGTCCGTATGTGATGTTTACAATGTTAGGAACAACCTGTATTTCGTATTGTCCTTGATACACCATGTCTAGATCTCTGCGTATATAATTCTTTACTTGTTCAATAGCAAATGGATTTGAACCTTGCCATCCTTGACAGTCGCGAATTTGAATCACAACCTGCCCTGTTTTTGCAATGGCACGGTCAAACAGCGCACGATGGCCTGCATGCCATGGCTGCCAACGTCCTAGCATTTGCACAGTTTCTCGTTGCCAATCAAACACAGGTCTACGACGATTATCTAAGATATGCGCGGCAATGAACTCGCCCCATTTCTCACTGTGCTGTTCTGTAATTCTAAAATCATAAACTTCAGGCGGAACAAAGGCTCGGTTAGTGTCTTCGTATCTACCTTTGTCAATGGTGTCAACCCACACAGTCCAGTCTGCTTTGAAGTTATTGCGCATTTCCACCAAGGGAGCAACAAAGTCACAGATGACATAATCAACATCGGTCATCGTGTCTGCCAATGATCGCATACGTAGACTTTGTCGAATACGGCCTGCTTCGCTAAAGTCCCAGTCATTGTATTCTTTACGTACATCGTCGGCATTTAACCAATGAACTCGTTTCTTTTCGTTTTGCAAATGCTCGAGTATGTGCTGTGCCAGATATGTTTTGCCGGCTCCTGGTAAGCCCATGATTAAAATACGTTGTGGCATGTTATTTCCATTTCCTTGAAGTGTGTTTTGCTAGATCATCTGTGGCATGATGCGCCACAGGTTGAAAGTATTTACTGTTGGTATCATCCACTAGAATATTTGTCAACTGCGGATGCGCAAAATCTATTGGGAATTCCAACTGCTTTGCAATTTGACGCAGGTAATCTTCTTGGTACAAGTGTAGCAATTCATAACTTAAAAACACCGGATCCCAGGTGCGTAGTTTTTCGTATTCAGCAAGTGCAATGTCAACAGTGGGTTCGCCACGCACACGAGTTTGCTGATAGTTTAGTATGTTGCGATCTCGCCCGATAATGGCAATCTTTACACAGATGCCCAAGCCCATGGCAGTGGCAGCAAAACGCACAATGTCAGGCACAGTGCGTTCGCCTTTGAGCATGTAAGGTGTACTTACACTAGTTACAAAGTAATCACAGCGGCTCCAGTCAAAGTCATTGAGTAAATCAGGATTTTCCCAGTACTCGGCAAAGGGTTCTTGGTCATGTCCTATCCAGTATTCGTGTAACAGTGCATGCCATCCGTGTACATCAGGATGCAATGCAAATATCTTGCTCCATAAATGATTGCCTGACCCTTGCGGGCCTGTTACGATTAAAAGTGTTTTTGGCATTGTGTCATGAGTATTATGAAATTATTCCTACGCTAGTTAATAATTTTTTATCGTGATGGTGTTTCCACTTTTGTAACAACGCTAGTTGTTTACTATTAATTTTAGGTATGTTAAACAATGTTTCTAAAATTTTTGCATCACTATTAACCAAGTCTTGCAATTTAACAACCACATCAGCTGATTCTAAATATGGTATCATTGGACTATGTACTAGTTCATTGTTAAAATACGCACCAGGCGCCCTATCTTGATATTTAAAATTTAAAAAATAGTTAGTATACGGGTTTGACAATATTTCTCTTTGTATATTCTCGGGCAGACGATCGATCTGCCTAACGCTAAGACATTTTGGCCACAATGGATCTTTTATATTGTTGTAATGTGTTTGCCACATTTTTAAAAATTTTTTAAATTTGGCATATTTTACATTCCGAATATTTTGACCAAAGTACCAATATGCTTTTTTATAATAAGCCAGTAAATCTTGGCTATGATAGTCTGTATAGATAACAATTTTTTTACACAGTAATTCTTCTAAGATGCTGTTACTATCATCTCCAAATGGATTGCATTGAAAATAAATTTTATCAACATTAGTCAGAGAGTCTGCTGTGATCTGGGCACTTGGCCATATTTCAGTGTTTTTCCATTGATCGGGAGATTTTATATTCCAGTGCTCCTGAATTATTTGGTCCAATGATAGATCTCTGTCAAATGCAGTGTAAAACTGGTCCGACAATAACAAAAGATGTAGCAATAGAAACCCACCAGAGCCGCCGGAATATTGAAGTGCCCAATTAGTCATACAATTTTTTTTAAAAGTGTTTTTCTCGTTGTTAATCTTTGTCTGTGACAATGACAGCAACTTGATCAACCCAGACCATTCTACCTTCACAAGCAATGTTCCATTTTGTTTCGCCGTATTCGTGTGTGCATTCAGTGTAGGTTTCTCCAATAATGCGAACATCAGTTGCTAGATGCTCCTCTCCATTTTCAAAGATGCGCCACACTAACTCACTGCCGTTGTGCTTGGTATTAAATCTAACATGATACTTGTTCATTGTAGCGATGCTAGGAAACAGCGAGTCTGATCTGTAATAACACCAGTCAACTGAAACGTTACTCTAGGATGATGACCTGCGTTGGCAGTGCTGTGCGGCATGTTGGCCCAGTCAAAAGTTGATACATCACCGGCACGCCATTGATTCCAATGGTAGTTGCCATACTCCCAGAACTGTCCAGGTTGCCAATCTGTTAACTGTACAAAATAACGTCCTATCTTTGTGGGATCTTCTGGCGACCATTTCTGCAGTTTGTCTATGTGTAGATTCCACACTTCTCCAGGCTGTTGTACGTGTATGCGTTCCATACAATCATCTAGACCAAATGCCCGAGTAATTGCTTGTAACGAAGCAGGAATCTGCCAGTTAATATGAGTAATGATCATTTTGGGATCTGCGCCCACACGTTCAATGTCGTATTCTTCTGCCAACAAATCTTCTCTTGGAGGAGGAACACCTTCACCTTTGTAGCCGCGAGTTTCCCAAGTTGCTGGGTTTGAGTTGGCAACAATGTCTTCAATATCGGCCTGCCATGTGGGTTCAATATGTCCTAGATGGTTGATTACATCTTCGAATCGATCTATTTTGACAGTGTCAAAATGATATGTACTGTAACTCTTGGTGAAATCCCAACTGCTTTTAAATTCGTCTGTTATCATATTAATGTGACCCTTACGTCGCTTGCGCCATAACTTTGTTCATACTCTGCCGGCGGAACTTCTATACCCAACATACGTGCCAACTGTTGATTGGTCAACGGATGTTGTCCTGGATATTTCAATGAAGCATTCACAATGCCTGTGTTCTGTTGTTTAATTATGCTGGCCATTGTTTTTAAATTTTTATAGTACATGTCATATGCAGGATAGGTAATATCAAAGTGTCCACACTTGACCCACCAGCCTAGGCAAGCATCATCTGGACGATGTACCAACACAATGGGAGTTTCAGGAAATAATGTTCGCAAATGTTCAATGTGATTGCTGAATACATGGCTTTTGATAATTCGCGTACCTTTGGATTCTTTAAATTGAAACGGCTCGGCAAATATTTTTTCCAATTGTTCTCTATTTAATGTGGTCAAATCCTCAGGCAACGGTGAAATCATGCCCGGGTCAAAGTAAGCACCCAAATGCATGAGTTCCATCTTACCACTGGCATCATGATAATAGGTCCATTCATCTCTATAGTCTGAACGATCAATGTCAGGACTATAGTAAATGTTTTTAACTACACTGCTCCATTTTGAGCCTGGAGCACCGGCTACAAAGATATATTTCATTCTTTACTTAAATCAATTCGACTCAGCACAGGAATAAATGCCGCACGTAGTTCATCCATGTGCTTCTTTAAACCCACAGGGTTTAATTCATCTTCTGCGTAGAAAATAACGTTGGCATCCATGTATTCACGGTACTCTGCTGAACGAACTGCTTTACTAAACTGTTGTTGATACCAGGTGACAATTTCTTTATTGGTACCTGGTGGCAACTGTATTGACCAAGCGGCATACACATTAATACCAGGCGCCACTGTGTTCAGCAACGGTACGTTGGGAAACTGTGCCATCCGTTGTGTACCAGTAAATCCAATGGGTTTTACCTTGCCTGCATCCACCAGAGCCTTGGCCACTGCAATGGGCATGATACCAAATTCTGTGCCTGTTTTGCCATCATAACTGGCTACACTTTGTACTGCTGGTTGTGGGCCGTTGAACTTGACAGGTTTAACTGTGTCTTTGTTGCCGCGGCCTTTGTCCATCAAGTATTCAAATGCTGTTCTATGTGCGCCACCACCAATGGCAATGCTGATTGTTCTGCCTGATTGAATATATTTCACAAACTCTTGTGGAGTATTGACGCCACTCTTAGGGCTGGCAACCAATACCAGGGGCGATTTACCCATGGTCAATACATCCACAAATGAGTCGTAGTTGTATTTCTTAATAGACTTTTCCCAAATATCATTTGTGACATAACTGCTCATGTGACTGGGCAAGTTGATTGTATGGCCATCGTTTGTGGCTTCCAAAAACTTGTTGTTGGCAATTACACTGTCTGCACCTGGTATGTTTTGTACCACAAAAACAAATTTGGGATTTTCTTTTTGCACAATCTGTGCCAGTTTTCTAAAGGCCATTTCGTTTCCGGCACCGGGTGTGTTGCCAATAGATACAGTAACGGGTTTAGTGGGTTCCCAAGCAAATACCAGGGCAGGCGCTAATAACAGCGCGGCAAATAATTTTTTGATTGACATATAGTTCCTTAAATAGTATGCTTGATTTTTAAACGCCTGGCAAATAATTTGCTGGTTTGTCAAAAATTCTACTTTATTTATTAAATTTTTCTATGAACACTAAAATTTTTAACCTAATCTGCAAAAATTTGCAGGACTCCTTTAACCTGCCCAAGCATGCTAATATCACAATCAACGCAGATACTCAGGTACAAAATTTACCCTGGACACCTGCACGTTATCGCAAGTTCAAGGACGCTGTAGAAGCAGAACTAAGTTTGCCCTGTGATTATATAGGTACCGTACGGAACATTGTGGATGATCTCTCTGAACGTTATATCTTGCGTTTCTTTAGTGAAATTTGGAAGCCACGCACAGGTGACTATGAACACACGGGCTGGGAACTTGCAGAAGAAATTAACAAACTGAACCCGGAACGTGTGCTCGATGTGGGTTGTGGCTATCATCCTTTTAAAGGACGTATCAACAACTTGGTTGGCATTGATCCCTACAATAACTGCGCAGATTATGAAGTAGATATCCTAGAGTACCGAGTAAAACATCAGTATGATGTTATCATGGCACTAGGGTCAATCAATTTCAACTCACATGATGAAATTGAAACAAGATTCAGTCATTGTGTAGATTTGTTAAAAACAGATGGCAAGTTCTTTTTACGTGCTAACCCTGGCATCACGCACAAGACAGGCCCGTATGTGGAAATTTTTAATTGGACGTTTGAAGTAGTAAACAAGTTTGCTGAAAAATATAATCTTCGACTAGAAACGTTTAAGAAAGATGCTAATGATCGATTGTATTTTGTGTATCAAAAACTTTGATTATTAATTGGCCGGCAGCAGCATGTGCTGATTCCAATGGGTGTCCTATAGCTGTAATAGGATGCCCATTTTTTTTGCTCCATTGTTGAAAATTCATGCCGCCAAATGTGGTCATATGCGGCCGAATATAGTCTTGTAGATCGGTAATGGCAGGGGTTGTATGCCACCGCCGATCAAACATCAAGTCATCCATATAGGTCATTATAAATGGACACCCTTTTTGTTTAAGTGTATCAATGACCAATCGAACACTCATGAGAGTTGCGAGTTTATCTCTTATTTCAGAATGTAAATTTTTATAATATGTGTTTGCTATGTCGGTTGTATCAATTGGCATAAGCGTTGACCAAGCCACGCCAGCCCACCTCTCTGGGTTGTTAAGATTAACATAATCAAAACGATCTATAAAGGTCCATCCAATTACAAATAATGTTTGTTCGTTCGTGGCCAAATGAGTTAACACTCGTTCTGCAATTTGTAAATTTCCTGCGCCTGGGCGAGCGTATATTAAGTAATCGTATCCAAGATAGGCGGCCAGGTGTGCAGGCCAGGTTAATCGACTACCGGTAGGATATTGATCGTTTTGTACATCGTCACTTAGTTCGCTACCAAAGATAAAACTGCAACCAAAACTTTTTAAATTCATAGGTAGTTATATACCTACTTTACAGAGCAGGGCGTAAATTAACGCAGGCCGGCTGCGGTTTGTAGGGATTTTAGTTCTGCGTCAGTTTCGTAGATCTGCTTGTAAGGCAGTCCGGCTGACACACGTACTTCGTTGAGATCTTTTTCGTAGCGTTCTCTATAGGCCTTAGGGCTAGTGGGAACTGTACTGTCAAATGAGTCTCTGCTGAACGGCACAGAGTCACCTTTATAGTGCATGGTCCAGTCATCTGGCTCATACTCTGTTAAAGTGTTCAGGTCATTCAACAGGGTTTCCACGTGCTGACCTGCTGTGCTACGACGACGTATTTCCACGTATACCAAGTAACGATTGGGTTTGACTTCTCCAGGACTCTTGTCTGCATCTAGTACAAAGTCATAGCCTTTTTCAAACCAGGCCATTAGATCTTTGGCCGCTTGTGGATCACGCACAAAGAAACTCACAACAATGATGTCATCGTCGTCACCCATTTTACTGCTAAATTCGTCAACATGAATAGTGGGCTTCATCAAGCCTTCCAGGTCCTTGTAACTAAGGCTTTCAGACAGCAGGTTGCTGAGGCTGTTGGGAAAGGTTGTTTTGTGCATTTTGTGCTTGCTCGTCGTTTTGGTATTCATCTTGATCAATGTCTTGTTCGTAGGCATCATCCAAGTCTGCCAGGTCAATGTCTTGATCTTCCAGTTCAATGGATCCTGTGCGTATGTCACTCATCAGGCTCTTTGGCATGGTAATTTCTACCAACCAAATCTTCTGTTCCATTATCTTTGCTTTGTGTGTGCCCGGACGATAGTCACTGGGTGACTCAATCTTTACCGGCACTTTCATTGTGGTTTTCTTGAACTTCACTGTGCAGTCAAACGGCAGCAATCTACGTGCGCCACGTGGGTCAGGCATGCGTTTTTCGGGCCACATGAATGTGCAAGTTACGCTGTATTTGCCAATGTCTGGGCCAGCAACTAGTTCGCCAATATCCCAGTTTTGAAATGCGTACAAGTCTAGTTCGTCAATAACACGCTCAAAGTCCAACAGGGTCAGCAAACTTCCTTCGCTCATGTAAATGTCGCGAATGTTCTCTGCCACTTGCCAGTAATCTGATCCGTCTTTAAATACTTTTTCGTCTGCTAAATCCATACAGTTATTTATGGCAATGAGACTGTGCGGGGTATTTTGGAATTGTGTCTCGGTTAGCCTAATACTTATGCCGTATAAATCCTTTATCACCACCCAGAGAATTCAAAAAGTTATAGCCTAAATACTTAGGACAGCAGGTTGCTGTCAGACAAAACCCTCAACTTTGGAGATTACATTGAGCAGACAAAGAGCCGCAAAAGCACAAAAACGTATGGCACAAGTAGAAAACACAATTGATTTTTCCCAGGCACACCAGTATCATCGCCCTCGAGCGATTGCACTTGTGCCACGGACTCGCAATCAAGAACGACTTGTACTGGCGTTGTTGGATGATGACCAACACATCGTAGTAACAGCAGGACCGGCAGGCACTGGCAAAACCTATCTAGCCATGCAAGCCGCAGTAAAAGCCCTTAAAGAAGGCTCCTGCGAACGTATAGTATTAACACGCCCAGCGGTGGGCGTAGAGGATGAATCACACGGATTCCTACCAGGGGACCTTAACCAGAAAATGGAACCTTGGACAAGACCCTTGATAGATGTGCTACGTGAGACCTATCGTCCACAGGACATAGCTGCCATGATTGAAAATCAGTTGATAGAAATATCACCCTTGGCATTCATGCGTGGGCGAACGTTCAAGCACAGCTGGATCATTGCTGATGAAATGCAAAATGCCACACCCAATCAGATGAAAATGCTAATGACACGCATCGGTGTGGGCAGTAAGATTGTGGTCACAGGCGATGTAGAACAGACTGACCGACCGGGCAGTAACAACGGTCTGCTGGACTTGTGTGTCAAGTTAGATCGAACGGATGTGGAAGGAATTGCAGTATGCCCAATGGAAACACGAGATGTTCAACGTCATGCTATCATTGGCTCAGTATTAAAACTTTACTCTTGATATGTGATTAACTGGTAAATTTCTTTCCAGTTTTTAACAGTTATGATGCCTTCATGGTAGTGGTGCATATTATGTCCGTGCTCTACCAGAAGGCTTCTTAACCCGGCTCGATACCCGGCTTCGGCATTTTCAATTTTGTCTTCTAACCAGTAGCATCCAGTACCTTCGTATTCTTCCAGTGCTTCTTCCTTGTCGGCTCCGGTGTCCAAGCACACTATGCGTTCAAATGCTGATGTTCCAAACAGTTTGTTTAGATTCATTTCACGCAGTTTTTGTGCGTTGGGATCTAGACTCAAACTGGTAATACAGTGAAATCTAAATCCATGCTCTTCGTGCAGTCGCTTGACGTAATACATGGCATCACGCAGTGCAGGCAAGAATCCAATTGCGGCTGACTCATTGAACAAGCGTATTAGTTTTTTAACCTGCTCTTTGGGTATGCCATATCTCATTGACATATCATAGTTGAGCTTGCTACCAGGAACTTCTTCAAAGCCGTGTTCCTGCATCCAAACATTAAACGCCCATTCCCAATCTAATAAGACACCATCAGCATCAGTTAGGATTAGTTTTTTTAGGTTTTTGTATTTTGATTTCATAGTGTATTATACTACAAAATCCGATTGCTGTCAACTGGCTGCGGGCACAGGCGTATCCGCTTTGACATCAATTGGATGTCCGTTTTCGTTAAACAGCCGTTCGATGATATTGGCATAGTGCTGGTAATAATAACTCACAACAGTGTCCCACACTCTAGGAACTTGTACACCGTTCATACTACATTTTTCAACTCGTAACAATTTAAAATCCAAAATTACACTGGCAGTTTGAATATCGCTGGTTTTTAATCTTGTGACCACAGTCATAACTTCGTCAGTTTGGCCATTTGCTTTTTTGTAATAGGTAAGGATTAGATATCTCATGGTGTATTTAAATGATTTGTAAGTGTTGCTGATTTTTTTTGTTACGGTCGATTAGGGCATCGAGCAATTGAGCATTCGGGATGAATTGCAATTGATTGCATAGGGTTTGATAAGCACTAGGAGTTCGATCAAAGTCAATGAAAAAATCTCGGTACATTATTTCTATGTCATTGCTGGGCAGATGCTGTAGTTCAATTTTAGAGGTAGAAGGCAGCAGTTCACGATACGTCAGCGTTTGGCATCGATACAACTCCAAACAATGTTTTATTTTTTGTTGTGTTTGTCCCTTGAGAATAAATTTAATTTCGGCAAAGTCTCTGGGTCCCAGCACACGATCCAGCACTTTGCGTCGAAAGTCGCTGAAAACTTGATCTTCATATCCTGCACAATTGATACGCACAAACCTTGAGTGATTGACTTTTTCCAGTGTCTCTACGTGTTCAGGATATTTGTACAAGTGATACGGAACAGCAACAGACCGAATACTACGGTTAGCACATTCGTCGTTGAACATCAACAAGTATTTGTTAAAATTTTTACGCCAGTCGGTGTGTATCAAGCTGTGAGAATTCAACCATTTTTGCATGTAATTTGGATTGAGTTGTAGATCCATTTCTAGCTTTTGACCAAAGTGTACTGACAACCAGTTGGATATAAACTCGCCGCCGGCACCTTCTTGATAATCAACCACAATCAATTGTTCAAGCACGGTGCAATAGTTTTATTGTTTTAGCCCACATTTCATGTGTGCGTGGTCCGGGATGTGTGCCCGACACATCACTATCTCGATTTGGCATGAGATTGATAACCCCTGGCCAATGTGATGAACCATGTGATCCAAACCCAATGTTAAGGCATTGTGGAGACATGTATTTTACTTGTTGTATCAATGCACCCACGTCTTCGCTGTATCTTTCGATCCAAAAAAACACAATACGAGTTTGTGGGGTGAAACACTTGGATTCAAGAAAATTTGTTAGATTAGTCACGCTGTGATGATTCATATAGTGCCCAGACAGTCCATAGTTTTGACAGTGATCAAAATATGAAGTCAATATATCTGGTTCTGGAACTCCGACACCAAACACAATGCTGTTGCCAAAAAACGCCCACTCGGCAGGCCAGTCGTATGTTTGAGCATGTCGATAACCCTGAGAGTTAAATCTATATTCAATTAGACCTGTGTGATCTTTGCCCCAACAATTTACAGTCTGGCCGCGATGTTGCCAAGCCGGCTCATAGCAGTTGTCAACGGAGGTTGCCAAGTTCACTCAAGTTGCCCGAGTTCAATCAGTGTTGCACTTAAATTAATTTCTTGATCTGCTACCAGTGGAATGTTGGCAATACCATTGCGAATAATGATAATTGCTTGGTCTTGTTTCTCAACATCTTTACTCCACAAGTCAAGATTGTCGTACATCCACCGGAACGTAACATCTGCTTCTTCTGGAGTACTCTGTTGACACAGTAGTGTACGTGCTTCACGAATCTTACCTGCTTTGAACAAGCCCACACAGTCCAGTTTCCAGTCGCCCACAGAACGATCAGTCACACTGGGTGCCAACAGTGTGCCAGTTTGACTGTTTTGTTGTGTTAGATTCAAACACTTGCGTAGATCTGGATAAGTGGCTTTGACATAACTGTCTAGTGTGTCAATGTCAAACTCTATACCTTCTGTGACCAACACAGTGGCCGCACGGGCAGTGAACTCTGTGTGATCAGTTTTGGGAATGGCAATATGCTGACACCGACTGTGGATCGGTGGCAGGATCTTGTTGGGATAGTTACAGGTCAAAATAAACCGCACACTGTGACTGTAGTCTTCCATCAAGTTACGCATGGCAGGTTGTACACTGCTGGGATTCATGTAGTCTGCTTCATCAATCAGCACAACCTTGAATCGGCCAAATGGCATGGTCTGACAAAAAGAGATCAGTTTGTCAACCCATTCAATCTTACGTGCTTCTTTACTGCCGTTAGCATACAGTACATCGTATTCGTCTACACCCAGTTCATTGATCAACACTTTGGCCAAGGTTGTTTTACCTGTGCCTGGCCCACCACTGAACAACAGGTGCGGAATGGTTCCATCCTTGATCCAAGCTGCCACTTGTTGTCTATGATTATCATCAATAAACACATAGTCGCTGACTGACCGAGGTCTGTATTTTTCTGTCCAAAGTTCTTTCATGCTATTTCAATTTGTTGTTTCATTGTTGACAATTATAACACCAAGAGCGGTGTGTGTCTACTAGTTTGGAACAGTTCCGTCTTGTAACACTTTAAATGTTTCGGCTGCTGCCACACGTTTGCGTAGACTACTTGATGAAAAGGAATGGTCGCGTCCATTGAATACCAATTCAATACCACGCTGATTACCTTCCCATTGTCCGGTAAAATCTTTTTCTTGATATTCTACTCCCAAAATGCGTACATCCAAGGGAAGAATTAACAACAGGTCAATTAGATCCTGTTCAGTTTGGTACACAACAACTTCGTCTACATAACGGCAAGCGGCCAATTGAATTTGACGTTCTACAATACTTTGAATAGGTTTGTTTTTGGTGTCGGGGCGATCGATTGTGGGATCTGTTTGCAGCCCACAGATTAGATAATCACAATGATTCTTTGCTTCACTCAGCATAGCAACATGTCCGGCATGCAACATGTCAAATGTGCTGAAGGTAATGCCAATTTTCTTGCCGTCGGCCTTTAGTTCTTTGATGTGATTGAAGATCATTATGCAAATCTATGCTTGGATTCCACATGTTCGGCTGTGCTCATTGTGTCATCTTGCGGCTGTTCATCTGACACTAGCAAAATGTCACCGGGATCAACTCGTCGGATGGTACGTTCAACACCGTTGTCGTCAATTTCAATTCCACGTGTCCAACGACCGTGTGCCACGCAGATCCAGTCACCAGGTGCAACATCCTGTTGCTCTGGACCAACAGCATAGACCTGTGCCCAGCGTGGACGAATACCTAGACCTGTTCCGTTGTCGTTTAATAACACAATACCCGCAGATGTTTGGCGCATGTCAAACGACATGTCTCTCACAATCACTGCATCTCTCAATGGCTCAAGACTGTCGGCTGATAATTTATATGGTGCAAATGCGGCTTTGTTCATTGATTCCTCTTAGATTTTGTTGACGCCTGGCTTGTTTTGTGCCATTTGACGTGGTGTGGTAAGTAGTTCTTGTTTGACTGTTTGTGCTTTGGCAATGGCAGCTGCCAGGCCGCCGCGTGGAATAGTTTTTGCGGGTTCTTGTGCTAGTTCTGGAACAACAGCTTCTAGTTCTGCAAGTTCTTCTAATGATTCAATTTCTGGAATTTCTTCAACATCGACAGGTTCTGGCGCAGGTTGCATCTTATCATGTACAGATACTAACCGTTCATCATTGTATGCATCCAACACTGAATCACTTACAACTTTTTCTTTGCGTTTTTTAATCTTGGCTTTTTCTGCCTGTTGCTTTTTGGCAACTGCGGTGCTGGTGGTGGGCTCCATTGCTGATGTGTTTGTGCTCTGTTTCTGATAGTGTTTTTGTACCTGTTTGTTCTTGGACTCAATCACGCGGTTGGCACTATCAAGTGTATCACCACGAGCATTAACATTCATATTGCCGACTGCACGGACGTTTTCGTTTTCTAACATCAATGCGCCAATGTCAACCACACGCCCCATTGCCGATTTATATATTTTTTGTGCCATAACTATTCCTTTGAAATATATGTATATTTAACGTAGAAACTCTTCCACATCTAAATTATAGTACATGCTGTCAATTCGGTGTACCTGTAATTTGTACAGTACATAACTTGCCACGCTTGAACCACGTCCAACACCCCACACTATCTTGTGTTCGGTCATTACGTCAACCATGTACACCATAAAACGTAATAGATCGAACAGGTCACGCTCTTGATACAACAGCAACTCTTTGCCGCAACGCTGTAGTTCTGCTTCGGTACTGCATAATCCCAGCACATGTGCCGCAATGTCCATGTTCTTGTACTGCTTGGGCATGTGCCATGCGGCCTGTTGCTGTGCGTGAAAGTCTTTGGGGTTGATATGTTCTTGCTCATGTGTCCATTGCGGAACAGGATCCAACAGTTCAGCTAGACATGTTAATTCCACAGCGGAATCAACAATCATTCCGCTGAGTTCAGCAGGCGTGTGACCTTTCATTACAAGATCGCACAGATCTTCTTCTGTGTAAATTAACTCACCAACGTTATTTTGTTTCATCTTTATTAAAATTAACAAACACAATAGTATTACCAGTGTCCTCGGAAACAGGGGCGTTGTCCTCAGGCCATTGTAGTTCTAATTCTCTCCAGGATGATACAGCACCTAGGCTCATGATGTTTTCTGTTTCGGATATCTTATTATTGTAGTGCATCAAGTTGGCGTCGTGCCACCAGCCCTTTTGATCATACGGGCCAATTGGTTCTTCGTCACTGTGCATGTAAGTTACTTCGCCACCAAGTTCACTGCTGATTTCAACTTCGCCGATGATCATGCGGTCTTCACAAATGGCATTTAGTTTGCAGTATAGCATAATACCAATCAGTTGGTCAACTGGTTCATCTGGTAATGTGGTGATCTTAACACCGGCATTGGCCAACAGCTTGCATTGTTCTTCATTACTACCATTGATAAACACACTGGATTCCAGTGAGTCTGCAATGAAAAATTTAATACGATCAAATGCAACATTGTGACTTTCACCATCCATTGTTGTGGTCATCATCCATAAACGAACCCGGTAATTGTTCATTCTCAGCATGCCGTCAAAATAACATCCGGCCATGAAGTCAATGGAGTATTGCAGTCTTACATTCATGATATATCAATGATTTGATCAAAGTTGGGACCTCGCCCGTCTTTGTCATTTTGTTTGTTGAACAGAGCTGTGGATTTCTCTGTGTACTTGGTTTGATATGTTTCGATTGCCATTTGAATTTGGCGCACCAGTTCAGTATTGCCCATTCTAAGAGCAATACCCATTTTTTTGTTGAGTTCTGATATTTTAGAGCCTAGCTCGTCGATGGTCAACGAGTCTACGCTGTTTATTAACGGATGTTCCATGCGTTAATTGTACAGCAGGTTGACAGCAAAGTCAACCTGTTTGGTCAGGCAAACACTGCTCCGTTGTTGCCGATACAATACCATTTGGAGTTTGTGTACATTAGTGTAACTGCATCGCCAATGTCGTTGAATGTGATGGTGCCTGTGCCACTTGACTTCCATCCTGCATTGGTCACAGTAACAACCATATCACCAGTGTCACCGGCCATTGCTAGTACTTTAACTTGACCATCTGTGCCGGCAGCCAACGTTGCTGTTTCAGCGGCAGCAGTTGTAAAATAACTAGTAGTTTTTGTCAAACTTGCGGCAGCGGCACTGGCCAAGTCTTCGCTTCCAGTCAAGAACAATGGATTTGTATACAAATTGCGTGGGCGAGTCAATTCACTTAGATAAACTGTGTTGCCACCATCATCTGTGTGGAATTGAAATTCGTATGTGCCTGTTTCGGCAAATGTAATAATGTTGCTGGCAAAGCCTTCGATACCAGTGACACTGGCAGCGGCTGCGCCATTACCAACAGCAGCCGGCAATGTCAAGGTGTGTGCTGTGCTTGCCACAGTGACTCGCACAGTGACAAAACTCAGTGTGCCTGCGGCAGAAAAGTTGGTAAATGCCAAACTGATGCTGCCACCAGTTGTCACAGTTTGATAATGACCAGCGGCATAGTTGATACCAACACTTCCACTAAGGGTGCCCAGTGCTACACGAGTCAACGACATGTCTTGTAATTGCGCATTGCTTAACACAGACCCGTTCATGTTGTTGTCAAGCACAGTTCCTGTCAGTGCGGCTTTTAACACCGCGTAAGATTGCAATTGAGTAATTTCGTCGGCAGCAAACTGAAAATTGGTTTTGGTATTGGTGAAGTTATCACGAAAACCTTGCGAATTGTTATCTTGCCCGGCTACAGGGTATGCGCCGTCGATGTTGTTGGGGTTAATGTTTGATGACATTTGTTTATCCTAATTTGTTAGTGTATTTAGCACGATTATACGTTGCTTAAATTATCCTATGTACCAATTGG